CGTCGCGGTCTTGAGAAGAGCATGGAAGGTGATTTCGAAACCGACAGCATGCGCTACAAGGCCACTGAGCGTTACAACTTCGGTTGGACCGATCCACGCGGCGTATACGGTACGGCTGGCATCTAATCGGGTTGGGGGACTTCGGTCCCCCTCCCTTCTCTAAAGGAGAAACTAAATGTCACAGACTACTTGGAGCGGACCACTCGCCTCTGGCGACCGCAACGCAGGCGAAAGCTTTGGCCCAAACCTCGGCCTCGCCTATCTCAGCCAAACCGCGTTGATCAATTTCGACGCCACACTGGTACAAAACGCGACGTTCAACATCCCTGCGTCTTCGCAGATTGTTGACTTCTACGTTGACGTTCTCACGGCTTACGACAGCGCGACTTCGGCCACGCTTTCGGCCGGTACCGCTTCCGGCGGCACGCAGTACCTCAGCGCAGTCAGCGTAAAGACGGCAGCTCGCCGTTCAAACGGCTTCAGCGCTGCGCAGCTCGCTGCGATGGACGATGTTGGCACGAACCGTGCGGTTGTCGCAACTGTAACCTCAGTCGGTCAGCCGACTGCAGGCCAAGTTCGCGTCACCATGCTGTACGTTCAAACAACGGCTGATGACTAATCGTTAACGCGATGATATAGTGCGTGCGGGTAGTGGATCGGAAGTCCCTGCTACCCGCCGCATTTTATAAGGAACACACAGATGGCAGACGCAGTAGCAACACAAATCTTGTTCGATGGCGAACGCAAAGCCATCATGAAATTCACGAACATCTCCGACGGCACCGGCGAGACCAAGGTGACCAAGGTTGATGTATCGACACTCCTCCCCAGTTCTTTTGACCGGCCTTGCGACGGCGTTACAATCACAAAGATTTACGCCATGACGCACGGCATGGAAGTGGCCATTTACTGGGACGCGACCACCGACGTGCTTGTCACCGTCGTCCCGCAGAACAACAACTACGTCTCCGATTACGAAAGTTTCGGCGGTTTGTGGAACAACGCAGGCGCAGGCAAGACGGGCGATATTCAGTTTTCGACACTCGACCAGACCGCAGGTGATACGTACACAATCATCCTTGAGATGGTTAAGTCCTACGCAGATTGATGATGAGCGACCTTGCCGTCAAGCGCGCCAAGGGAGGCGCATGGACCCGCAAGGAGGGTAAGAACCCCGAGGGTGGCCTTAACGCCAAGGGGCGCGCATCGCTGCGCGCTCAGGGGCATGACATCAAGCCACCCGTTTCGGCCAAACAGGCGAAGAAATCACCCAAATCCGCTGCGCGGCGCAAGTCATTTTGCGCAAGAATGTCTGGCATGCCGGGGCCGATGAAGGACGACAAGGGTCGACCGACGCGCAAGGCCCTATCACTACGCAAATGGGACTGTTGATATGAGCGATTTAGCCGTTTGGGACAAGAAACGCCCGAAGGATCTCGGAAAGCCGAAGGATTTATCGGTCAAAAAGAAGAAATCCGCCAAGGCCCGCGCCAAGGCGGCCGGGCGACCATATCCAAATCTCGTTGATAACATGGCTGCGGCCCGCAAGAAAGGTAAGTGACATGAAAGGTTTCAAAGACAGCACCAAGGTGAAGTACATGTGCGGCGGACCAGTGAAGAAAGCCACTGGCGGCGTCGTAAAGAAGTTTGATGGCGGCGGCGTGTACAACGAGCGCGGCAAACGCGCGACGGCTGCCGAAGTCGCGGCAGAAGGTCGCCGCATGGAGGGCCGCAAGCCACCAGTCGAGGGCATTTCGACCCGCCCAACCGACAGCTCTGGCCGCCGTATGACGGATAAAGAACTCGGCATGACACCGGGCGGCGTGAGCCCCGCCAAGAAGGCACCAGCAAAAAGCATGAATAGTATGGCTGAGCTCGGAGCCCTCGCCGCCAAGAAGAAGAAGGCCGTTCCCGCGCACAGCGACCGTCCGATGATACGCCTCCCAATCCCGCGCAGCAAGGGTGGCCTCATGGCAATGCCAAAGGGCAAGTGCTAATAACATCTAAGGCAGTCTCGGTATTGTAGCCGAGACTGCTTTCGTGTATGCGGGTCAGGTCAGAAATGCGCGCTCACGCTTGCGCGCTGCTGCGTTGAAACAGCGAGCAAAAACTTATGGCCTATTCAAACACAGTATCGCAGACGGTTTTCAATACCCGCAAAGTTATTGAAAACGCGGCGCGCCGCTGCAAACTGCCCGCGCAGTCGTTGACGCCCGAGCATGTCGACATCGCAAACGACCAGCTTTTCATGCTGCTGTCGGACCTGTCCAATCGCGGCATCCAGCTCTGGTGCATCGACAAGCAAATATACCCGCTCTACAACGGCGTTGGCGACATCACCCTCGACACAGGCACGCTCGACGTCCTGAACAGCAACTTGCGCACGCTGCAGCAAGTCACCGGCATCAATTACGACACGTCAACGGCACGTGAAGTAAACTTTACCTCACCGACGTTCGTCAGCACGGTAGGCGTCAAGTGGGCGGCGGACGCCGTGCCGCTGGCCCTTGAGCGCAGCGAAGACGGCCTGATTTGGGACGTCATCCAGACAGAAACACCGTCAGCAACGGCCGGACAGTGGACGTGGTTCGACCTCGAAAGCAGCGTCGCGACAACGTATTTCCGCGTACGCGCGACATCAGGCACTTTGAGCTTCAGTCTTGTGTATCTCGGCAACATGCCGACCGAAATCCCGCTGGCGCGCATCAACCGCGACGATTACACGAACCTGCCGAACAAATATTTCCAGTCAAATCGTCCACTTCAGTACTGGTTTGACCGTCAAGTGCAGCAGCCAGTGATGCACATGTGGCCGGTCCCCAATCAAGAGGCGGAAGTGTACCAAATCGTCCTGTGGCGTCAGCGCTACATCATGGACGTAGGCACCATGACGCAAGAAATCGAAGTGCCGCAGCGTTGGTACGAGGCGATTGTGGCTATGCTCGCCGCGCGTCTGGCGCTGGAGTATATCGAAGTCGACCCAAGCATGATCTCAATGCTCGACGCGAAGGCTAAGGAAAGCCTGTACTTCGCGCAGCAAGAAGAGCGGGACAACAGCCCGATGATGATCTTGCCAAACATATCAATGTACACGCGATAAGGCCGTGCCAGTAGAGGGCTTCCTTGACACACGCGGAAAGAGGTGGCTGGCCATTGGCATATGCGACCGATGCAAGCGCAAATTCCCACTGGAGGAGTTGTGGAGCGACCGCAACAGTCCGGGCCTAAAAGTGTGCCGCGATGACCTCGACGAATACGACCCGTATCGCTTGCCCGCACGCGCCGGTGAGCAGATTTCGTTGCGGTTCCCGCGTCCTGACGAGGCGCTGAGCTGATGCCGGTCTTTCTTAACACTCGCGGCAACCCGACGCTGGGCATCGGCATCTGCGCACGCTGCAGCCGCAAGTTTCCGCTGCACATGCTGCATTCGGACCTAAATTTCCCCGGCCTGCGTGTCTGCGACGCCGACCTCGATCAGTTCGATCCGTACCGCTTGCCCGCTCGGCAGACGGAAAACATCACTTTGCCGTTCATGCGCACGGACGCGCCCATACCGACCAACCCCAGCGGCGTCATTACGGAAAACGGCAATCAATTCCTCGTCACCGAGGACTTTGACGACTTTTTAATTTACGGAGGCGAATAGCTGTGGGTGTACCTACCAACTTAATCCCGACGCCGATCACTGGCTTGCCCGAGTACATGGGCTCGAGTACGCTCGGCTACTTGCCGTACATCCTTGAGGGGCGGACATACAAGGTCCAGTTCGCAAATATCGCTGCCGTTGGCGCAGTGCCGTCCACGCGCGTCATCGCGGCGGGCACGGGCCTCGCAGGCGGCGGGGATTTGTCCGAAAACCGCGTCATCTCGATTGCGCCCGGCGGCGTTGGCTTCGACCAGCTCGCACTTACGGGTGTCACCGCAGGCACGTACGGCTCGGGATCAGCCATCCCAATCCTCACTGTCGACGCCAAGGGCCGCGTCACGAGCGCCAGCACGGTTGCACTCGACGCCACGGGCTTCGTGCCCACCTCACGCACAATCACGGCCGGTCCGGGCCTAGTAGGCGGCGGCTCGCTTGCCGACAACGTAGCACTCGCAGCCAACTTTTCTGTGGCAACGCCCTTGGCACTCGGGGTCCCGTCGCCGGGCTCCGCTACCAATGTATCTCGCGGGGATCACGTCCACCCAGCCGTGGACCTTTCCGACGCAACCCAAACCCAAGGCGCGCTCCCCTTGGGTCGCGGCGGCACTGGCGACGCCCTCTCTCCCGTTGCCGGTGCCGTCGTATACTCGACGGGTTCGAAGTTTGCGCTGACCAACCCCGGCGTTGCTGGCCAAGTTCTTGTGTCTAACGGCACGGACGAGCCTCAATGGGAGACGATTTCAGGGGCTGGTACCGTCACGAGCGTAAACTTGACGGCAGGCACAGGCATCAGCGTATCTGGCGGCCCGATAACGTCGTCCGGCTCCATTAACGTCGTCAACACCGCGCCCGACCAGATTGTGTCGCTGACAGGCGCTGGCTTGACGTCCGTAACTGGCACGTATCCCAACTTCACCATCACATCCACGGGCGGCACAGGCACTGTCAGCAGCGTTGACGCCAGCGGCGGCACGACTGGCCTATCGTTCACTGGCGGCCCGATCACATCGACAGGCACGCTAACTCTCGGCGGCACGCTTGCCGTTGCAAATGGCGGTACAGGCGCGACAAACGCGGCCACGGCCCTGACGAACTTAGGCGCGTATCCCGCAAGCAACCCCGCAGGATACACGTCGAACACAGGTACGGTGACGTCAGTCTCAGGCACCGGCACCGTCAGCGGGCTGAACCTGAGCGGCACAGTGACGACAACAGGCTCGCTGACACTCGGAGGGACGCTGGCCGTCCTCCCTTCCAATTTCGCAACGCAAACGGCCAACACCGTCCTCGCGGCACCGGACGGCGCGGCGGGCACGCCCACGTTCCGTAGCATTGTCAGCGCAGACATCTCGGGCTCTATCGCCATAGCCAACGGCGGCACTGGCGCAACGACGGCCGCCACCGCACGATCAAACCTCAGCGCGGCGGCTTCAGGCGCGAACACCGACATCACGTCAATCGCGCTCACGACAGGTACAGTTAGCACGGCCCCAGCCAGCAACAATGACATCGCCAACAAACAGTACGTCGATACAGTAGCCTCAAGCGGCATTCACTTCCACCAGCCGGTGCGGGTCGAAAGCCCCATCAATCTGAACGCGACATACAACAATGGCACTGCTGGGGTCGGCGCTACCCTGACTAATGCTGGCACTCAAGCGGCGCTAGTTATCGACGGCGTGACGGTTAGCGTCGCTGACCGCGTCCTTGTTTATGAGCAGACCGATGAGACCCAGAACGGCATCTATGTCGTAACAAACGTAGGTTCCGGCTCAACAAACTGGGTGCTGACACGCTCCAGTGACGCGGACACTTTTGTCAACGCCAGCCCAGACGGCCTGAGCGAAGGCTCGACCGTGTTTGTTCAGCAGGGCACGACCGGCGCAGGCGAGACCTACACCTGCAATACGCAGGGTACGATTACGTTTGGTACGACAGACATCACATTCGCGCAGATTTCATCCGCGCAGATTTACTCGGCTGGCGCGGGCCTGACACTAACTGGCACGCAATTCAGCCTAACCGCTCCTGTGGCTGTTAGCCTCGGCGGCACGGGGCTGTCCGCAGTCGGCACCGCAGGAAACGTCTTGACCAGCGACGGCACCGCGTGGGTGTCGCAGCTCCCCGCAGCCGGTGGCATCACGTACACTACGGTCAAGACGTCTAACTTCACCGCCGCCGCTAACGACGGCGTGCAGACCAGCACTGCCGGTGGCTCTTTCACGGTTACGCTTCCAGCTACTCCGTCCGTCGGTGACCAAGTTATCGTTACCGATAGTGGCGGCACATGGGCAACGAACAACCTTACAATCGGGCGTAACGGCTCAACCATCGAGGGGTCGGCCACCGACCTTATTTGCAACATTTCCAGCGTCAGCGTGCAGTTGGTTTACAGCGGCACGACTTGGGACGTGTTTGCCCAAGTCGGCGGCGCAAGCGGTGGCGTTATTGCAGTGGCCGGTGGCGGCACGGGCGTGTCCACCATAACTGGCTACATCAAGGGCAACGGCACCTCGCCCTTCACCGCCTCGGTCACTATCCCAACGAGCGACCTGTCAGGGACGCTTGGTGTAGCGAACGGCGGCACAGGCGCAACCACACTGGCGGCAAATGCCGTTGTATTGGGGAATGGTGCGAGTGCGGTTCAGACTGTCGCACCGGGCACTGCTGGAAACTTGCTGACGAGTGATGGTACTACATGGACATCGGCAGCGGCCCCATCAAGCGCGGTGTCCTATCCGCAGAACGTCCAGTCGGGTGACTACACGCTGGTTCTTGGCGATGCTGGCAAGCATATTTATTCTGCCAACACAGGTGCGCAGACAATCACTATGCCATTAAACTCATCGGTCGCATTCCCTATCGGGACGTTAATCACGATTGTGAATGATGGCACTGCCAAAATTGTTTTGTCATCATCAGGCGTAACCATAAAAGCAAACGGCAGTACCAGTGCGTTGTCCTCACCAGCTATTTTCGCTGGTCAAGCCGTGCAACTAATGAAGACAGGCACAGATGCTTGGAAAGCTACGTTCGGCGTAGTCGCTGAGAACACGGTATCCTTTACTTATCTAGTTATCGCAGGTGGCGGTGGCGGCGGGGCTAACGGTAGTGGGCAAGGCGGCGGTGGTGGCGGCGGCGCAGGTGGGTATCTAACCAGCACGGCACTTTTTAATGGTGGGACGATAGCCGTCACCGTTGGTGCTGGCGGTGCGTCAAATACGATTGGTTCCTCATCTGTAATTTCTGGGTCAACAACGGTAACTACTACAGGCGGGGGCTATGGGGGCACACCAGCCGTCACTATCACTGGTGGCGCTGGCGGCTCAGGTGGCGGCGGTACTGGCAGTGGTTTTGGCGGCACAGGTGTATCTGGCCAAGGATTTAATGGGGGTAGCGGTAGTGCTGGTGTGACCCGTTCTGGCGGCGGTGGCGGCGGTGCTAGTGTCGGCGGTACCGCTGCTTCTGGCGACAATGGTGGTGCTGGTGGTGCTGGTTTGGCCTCATCAATCACAGGAACATCGGTTACACGCGCTGGCGGCGGCGGCGGCGGTGGTAACAATGCGTTTGGCGCTGGCGGTGCTGGTGGCGGCGGTTCAGGCAACACTTCGGGTACTGCAAACACAGGAAGCGGTGGCGGTGGTTCTTACACAATAAGTGGCTCGGGCGGTTCAGGCGTAGTCATTATCCGCGTAGCCACAGCTTCAGCCGCAACAGCGACCACAGGTTCGCCAACAATAACCACCGATGGCAGTGACACGGTTTACGTGTTCAACTCATCCGGCACGATTACATTCTAAGGACGTACAATGGCTCATTTTGCAAAAGTAGAAGACGGCATCGTCACCGAAGTTCTAGTTATCGAGCAGGATGTCATCGACACAGGCGCGTTTGGCGATCCTGCGCTTTGGGTACAGACCTCATATAACACATATGGTGGTCAACATCCTGAAGGCCGTCCGCTGCGGAAGAACTACGCAGGGATCGGCTATACATACGACGCAGAGCGCGATGCGTTCATCCCGCAACAGCCATTCCCATCATGGACGTTGGACGAAGAAACATGTTTGTGGTATGCGCCGACGGCATACCCAGATGACGACAAGACATACACTTGGGACGAAGATACATTGGCGTGGGTCGCACTACCCGAGGGAGCGTAACTATGACCATCCTTTCAGACATTCTCCCGCCGGTAAACGTATCGGCACCAACGGGCACATTGCCTGCGGGTAATGGCGGCACGGGCTTAACCTCACCGGGCACTACGGGTAATGTCCTTACCAGCGACGGCACCGCGTGGGTGTCGCAAGTTCCGTCTGGCGGCGGTATAACGTACACTACGGTCAAAACGTCTAACTATACCGCCGCTGCCGACGAGGGTGTGCAGACCAACACCAGTGGCGGAGCCTTCACGGTTACGCTTCCAGCCACTCCGGCTGTAGGCGATCAGGTGTTTGTCGTTGACACCGCAGCGTCGTGGGCCACGAACAACCTCACGGTTGGCCGCAACGGATCCACCATCGAGGGTTTGTCCGAAAATCTCGTCTGCGATATTTCCAGCGTCAGTGTCCAGTTTGTCTATAGCGGCACGACTTGGAACGTATTCGCGCAGGTCGGCGGTGCAGGCGCGGCGGCAATAGATATTAACAGTCAGACTACCGGCACGCTGAATGTCTCACGCGGCGGTACGGGCGCGACTACGCTCACGGGTGTTGTTAAAGGTAATGGCACCTCGGCTTTCACTGCTGGAACCGTTAGCCTTACATCTGAAGTCTCCGGTACGCTGCCTATCGCCAACGGCGGTACAGGCGCGACCACAGCAGGAGCGGCCTTAACAGCCCTCGGCGCTGCCGCGTCAGGCGCAAATACGGACATAACCGCACTCGACCAAGACGTAACAATTACCGCGACAGGCACTATTACCGCAGCCACCATAGGCTATCGCGGCTTGCCGCAGAACAGCCAGACGGCGTCGTACACACTGGCACTGGCCGATCAGGGCAAGCACATCAGCATCACGACAGGCGGCGTGGTTATCCCCGCAAACGCTTCCGTTGCGTTCCCTATCGGGGCAACCATTGTGGTATTCAACAACAGTGGCAGTAACCAGACAATCAGTATCACGACGGATACCTTGCGCCTAGCGGGTGCGGCCAGCACAGGTTCGCGCACACTAGCCCAATACGGCCTTGCAACACTGGTCAAAGTAACCTCGACAGTATGGGTGGCGACGGGCAACGTGACATGACAGGGGTACTATGCGTCCTAGCAGGGGCTAAAGGCGGAGCGGCTGTTATTACGTCTCTTGCCCAGTTTTCGGCTGAAACAGTTGTAGGGCAATCGTATTTCTTAAAAAGCCCGAACGCCCCCACGGCCGTCCAATTTACCGTGACAAATGGCTACAATGGTCTCAAAGGGATATATCTCGGAAGCGCCTATATATACGGCACGTCATGGCCGGGAGATAGCTCATCGGACACTGCTGGGTCGGCTTTAGGCGGCACTACCTACAGCAACCTACAGGCTGTTTCAGAAGTGTTTATTGGAGGCAAGTTGTCCACGTCGCCCATATCTGGGTCTAGCGAGGGTGGTTACGATTATTATAGCATAGACTTAGGGTTCGGGTGTGTTAGCGGCGCGTCAATATATACATCAGGATACTCTAGTACTCCCCTCGTAGGTAGCGTATACAGCCATGTTACGAGCGGCCTATACCCAAATTTTTACGCTTCTATAACTACGGATGGCAGTGTTTATGCTGGAAGTGGCATTGACAGCCAAGGTGTCGATCTGTGGCTTACGGTATAGGCATGTAGAGGAACTTTTGTGATGACTATTACTAACGAAGGCGCATAAGTATGGCTACACTCTCAAGTATAATTCCTCCAGTAAGCGTATCCACGGCTTCAGGCACTCTGCCTGTTACCAACGGAGGAACAGGCTTAACTTCACCCGGTACTGCCGGTAACATCCTGACCAGCGACGGCACAAACTGGACATCTGCCTCGGCAGTGGTGGCATACCCGCAGAACATCCAGAGTGGTAACTACACGCTGGTGCTGGCTGACGCTGGCAAGCACATCTATTCCGCCAACACTGGCGCACAGACAATTACAATTCCGGCAAATGCGTCGGTTGCTTTTCCGATAGGCACGTTAATCACGATTGTTAACCAAGGCACGACAAGCATCCTGCTGTCGGGGGCGGGTGTTTCTGTGTTCCCCGAAGGTAGCGCGGTTGCTGTTACTTCTCCTGTTGTTCCGGCTGGTGCAACAGGGCAGTTGGTCAAGGTAGATACCAATAGCTGGGAAGCCATAGTAGGCGTTGTTCAAGCCGGTCTGGTTAATTACGTCGTTGTCGGCGGGGGCGCTGGTAATACAGGAGCCTATGGCGGCGGTGGTGGCGGCGGCGTTGTAACAGGTGCGTCAAACTTTGAGCTTGGTGTTCTTACCGTAACTGTTGGTGCGCAAGGCTCCGGCGGAAACGCGGGTGCTAACTCAAGCCTGTCTGGGTCTACCACAATATTGGCGCGTTCATCAAGCGCGGCACGCAGTAACGCAAGTATTCCAGAAGGCTTGCAGAACTACTACTATGACGGCACTTCATATTTCACATCTGGCGGTGGCGGCGGTGGCGCGGGTGGCGCGGGTGGAAACGGCTCTGGATATAACGGCGTTGGGCAAGGTGGTATAGGACTGCTTTCTACAATTACAGGTGCACCAGTTTACTATGGCGCTGGCGGCGATGGCGGCTACTACATCGACAGTAGCACGTTTCAGGCGGGGTCTGCTGGTAAGGGTAGCGTAGTTGTCATTTCTGTTCCCTTGTCGGAATATAGTGGCACGCGCACCGGCTCTCCAGCGATTGTGCGGGCGGGTAATAACGCCGTTTTAACCTTTACAGCGTCAGGGTCGTATACTGCGGCTGTCGGTGGTGGTATTTTTTACAGCGCAGACATGTTGGTTATTGCTGGCGGTGGCGGCGGCGGTACTAATAGCGGTATCGGCGGCGGCGGCGGTGCGGGTGGCTACCTCCCTTCTACTCAAACATTGTTTAGGGGTATAACATACTCAGTAAATGTTGGCGCTGGAGGCTCTGTTCCATTTAACACCAGCTTTCCGGCTGGTAACGGCACTAACTCAACTGTGGCGGCGCTTTCGTTAACTGCACTAGGCGGCGGTGGCGGCGGCAGTAGCGGCTTTTCCGCTGGTCAGTCAGGTGGGTCCGGCGGTGGTGCCACTGTCGCTGGCGGCGGCGGTACAATCGCTGGTGGCGCGGCTACACAGCCTACATCTGCATCAGGTGGTTTTGGTAACGCAGGGGGAACCTCATCGGGGGCTAATACTGCCGCCGGTGGCGGCGGTGCGGGTGGCGCGGGTGCCTCTAGCGCGGCGGGCGGTGCTGGCGGCATCGGATTGGCTTCGTCAATAACAGGGACATCAGTTACCCGTGCGGTAGGTGGCTCTCGCACAGGTTCTGCTGGGACAGCTAATACAGGTAACGGTGGTGCTGGTGGATCGACTACTGGCGGTTCGGGCGTGGTCATAATTTCAGTACCAACAGCTTTCTACACCGGCACGACAACAGGTTCGCCTGTGGTCACAACCTCTGGTGCAAACACCATACTTCAATTTAATTCATCTGGGAGTTACACGGCATGAGCCACTTTGCAAAAGTTATCGACGGCATCGTCACCGAGGTTCTGGTCATCGAGCAGGATGTTATCGACACGGGCCTATTTGGTGACCCTGCGCTATTCGTGCAGACATCGTACAACACGCACGGCGGACAACACCCCGAAGGACGCCCGCTGCGTAAAAACTATGCTGGCATTGGCTACACTTACGATGCGGGCCGCGACGCATTTATCCCGCCTAAACCATTCCCATCATGGACGCTGAACGAAGAAACCTGCCTGTGGGATGCGCCAACAGCATATCCGGATGACGGCAAGCCATATCGTTGGGACGAAGCCACATTGGCTTGGGTAGAAGTCGCAGAAGGAACAGGGTCGTGATCGAGGAACTTATCAGCCGCGTGTTTTATGCACGCAACGTCGCACACTTCGAGCACTGGCGCGCGAAGGGCGACGGCAGCTACGCCAAGCACATGTCACTGGGCGACTTCTACGACGACGTGATCGACGCCATCGACAAGCTCGTGGAAGCGTACCAAGGCGCGTTCGAGCTGATTGGCAACATACCCGCGCCAAAGGTGACCGAACGCGACGTGCTGAAGCTCCTAGAGGCCGACGCGGACTGGATTGAAGAGCATCACGAAGAGATATGCAAGGGCAACCGCGCTGTGGGCAATCTGGTTGACGGCGTCACAGACACGTATCTGACCACCATATACAAGCTGCGGAACCTGAAATAATGGACCTCGACCTCGTCAGCATCGTCACTGTGCTCGCCTTTATCGGCGGCCTCATCACCGTGTGGGTGAACCTCAACAGCCGTCTGACGCTGCTTGAGGCGCGTCTCGGCTTTGGTGACGAGAAGTTCAACGCCATCGACAAGAAGTTCGACGAGGTGATGATGCACCTGCGCCGGATCGAGGACAAATTAGACAACAAGGCGGATCGGTGATGAAGCGGTTTCTGTTTGGTTTTGTGGCCGCCATTAGCGCGACCTCCCTCGTGTTTGCGCAGGCGGCCCCTGCGCCGACGTCGTATGTCTACGACACGACGACGAACAGCACGTCGAACAATACCAACACGTCCACCAGCACGAACACGAATACCAACACGTCCACCAGCACGAACACCAACACGAACGTGAACCAGAATATCAACTCCGGCACGATGACCAATATCAACCAAAACACGTCCGCTAACACGAACACAAACTATAATATCAACTCTGGGACGATGACCAACATCAACCAGAATACATCGGCCAGTACGTCCGACAACACCAATCGGAATATCAATACCGACACGAGCAACAGCACGATCAACCAGAGCGTGAACAGCACGGCCAACAATACCAACCGCAACATCAACAGCGACACAATCAATCAGACGAGCAACAACGTCAACCAGAACAACAACGTCAACGTGAATGACAGCAAGTCCACCAGCTACAGTGAAAACGTATCGCGGCAGGTAATTGACCAGAACATTAAGTCGCCGCCTCCCAGTGCCATTGCACCGTCGATGATGTCCTACAGTCAAGACCTTTGCACCACCGGCCAGTCTGGCGCGGTGCAGACGCAGATCATCGGCCTGTCGGCTGGCCGCACTGTGCGTGACCAGAACTGCGAACGCATGAAGCTGTCGAAGACCCTGTACGACATGGGCATGCGCGTTGCCGCTGTGAGCCTCCTGTGCCAAGACTTCCGCGTCTTTAGGGCAATGGAGATGGCCGGAACACCGTGCCCATTCTTGGGATTGATTGGCGAGGAAGCCCGCGCCGCGTGGACCGAAAACGTCGAGCTTCGCCCTGTCAAAGATTAAGACATACGCTTTGCGGGTGGCTCTCCTGCTGACTTGCGCAACGCCTCTGCGTGCGCAGACCTACGAGCCTGCCCTAATCCCGCCGCAAATCAACGGTGTTCCAACAACGATGACACCCCTTAATTTGGGGGACGATAACACGCAGAACGTGGCTCTTGGCTTTGAGTTTGAATATTGGGGCCAGACATTCACAGACGCTTGGGTGTCGAGCAACGGCTTTGTGTCGTTTCAAAGCGGGGCGCATTTATGCTGCGATGGGCGGCCTATAGAGCTGGCGCAGCGCAACACCATTTACGCCTACTGGTCAGACCTAATCAGCTTTACTGGCAACCCCTATTACCGCCGCGAAAACGGTTCGATCCTCTTCGGCTGGTATGGCGTAAACGAATACGGCACGAACAACAGCAGCACCTTCGAGATCGGCCTCTTTGCCGACGGCAAGATACAACTGAATTACGGCAATTTGGGCTTTAATGGGGGCCACACTTTCACCGCAGGCATCACCGGCCCAACTGCGGACGACAACATCCAGCTTTTCTATGGGCGCAACGCGCAGTTCCTCCAGAACCAGTCGGGCATCCTGTCGTGGATTGCGCCCGCCGCTACCGTTGACTGTAACGTGACGCCTATGGACCCAAGCTGTCCGCCAATCAGTATCGACGCGATACCTGACCCCGTGGCCGCGATTGCCGAAGCTGTTGAGCAGAGCGTGACCCTCGCACCGGAGGAGGTGGAGCAGGTGCAAGAGGTGGCGGAGATTGCGCTGGAGCGGGCTGAGGAGGTTGCGGACACCATCGAAGTCGCAGAAGAACTTGATGAGGCCGTAGACGAGACTGCGGCTGTTGCAGATGTCAGTGCGGCAGAGGCCGACGCGGATGAGCGGCTTGACCCTGACGAGGTCGCTGCGTTGGCCGCAGTCAACCCGGACTTTGAAGCCAGCGCGCAGCAGCAGGATGTCGCCACGCAGGAAGCGCAACAGGCGCAGGGCGGTCTGCAAACGCAAACTGGCACCATGCAAGAGACACAGGACGCATCGGCGTCGGGCACGTTCACGGTGCAGGTGCGCTTCGATAACGCATTCGGCGGATCGTTTGTGCAGGGGCCGAGCATGTCTGCGTCGCAAGGATCGTCGCCATTGGACATGGCGATCTCGGCGGGCAGTCCGATGTCTGTGTCCAACACGGTCGAGGCGCTGGGCCTCGGTTCGTCCCAGCCCTCGGCCACAGGCGGAAACGCGCCTCAGACCGAAAGCGGCATGTCCGAGGGGGAGAGCGAAACCATCGCAGCGATGGGAGCCGTACCGGGCTTCGCCGCGTACACGCAGGCGTCATTGCAAGATAGGGCTGACTTTTACGCAATTCGTGATATATACCGCAGACGTAGGCTGCAAGACGCAAACTTTGAGATGTATCGTATGATGCAGACGAACGATGCCCGTTGGCAGGAGATGGTAGATGAGCAGTACAGATGAGGAGCCCAAAGTCTCTTTCGACGAAAGCGGCTTCAGCTTTAACATTGGTGGCCTAAGCAGCGGCAAGATAGCCATTATCTTTGCTGCATTCTCCACAATCCTCGGCGGTCTGTGGGCCGGTTTCCAAGTGTATCAGCAATTCCTGACGATGCAGGAAGTCACGGCGGCCTACGTGCCGCCCGACCTATCGGGCATTGAAGGCCGCATTTCGGTATTGGACGAGCGCGTCACGAGCGTCGAACGTCTGACCAAAGGCAATAGCGAAGCCCTGAACTACCTGACCGGCTCGATCTCCAGCAGCGTGGGCGCAACGCGCCAGACCGTTGACGCAGTGTCGAGCAGTGTTAGAAACAGCGACGCGCAAAACATGTCGATGCAGCGCGCTATCATAGACCAACTGCGTGAGCAGGACAGGGAGCAACAGCGCCGGATCAAGGAACTTGAGACTGAGACTGCTGCACGTATTCAAAAGACGCTGGCGAACCCGCTGGCCGGAAAGGACTAAAGATGGAAGATAAACTGCTTGATGCGCGCATTAAGGCGCTATGGCTTGCCGCCCGCACGATGGCCTTCGTCATCGTCGCGATCACCTGTGCCATGATTGTTGGCCTGTTCGTGTCGAACGAAATCATCGACAACAAGGACGTGTTCGGCTTGCTGTCATACGTCATGACTTCGGTTGTCGGCGCTGTGGCTGGCTCCTACGCCACGTTGATGGGCATGAAGGGCGAGTTGGTTCCACCACCCCCTGAAGACCGCAACGACCCTGAGCCAGAAGAGCCTGCTTCGCCACCGCCCGCGCCGCTCGACCTGACGCCGGAAATGCAGCCTGTCGACGCCCCCGTCGACGAGCTTGAAGATGACGATGATGACGACATGGAGCCTTGGGAGAAGTATCGCGGTGACCTGCGCTACGATGCCAACGGCGACGGCGTTGTCGATGAACTTGACTTTCCTGATTGGCGGAGTGCTGGCAAATGAGCTTAATGAACCTTCAAGATAAATGTGGCTGCCATCCAGATGGCGCGTTCGGTCCGGGGACATTGAAATCCGCCTGCGCGCACTTCAAGCTGAACAAGAACCGCGCCGCGCATTTCTTCGCCCAGACGGCGCACGAAAGCGGCAACTTCAAATCGTTCAGCGAGAACCTGAACTATAGCGCAAAGGGTTTGCGCAGCATCTTCGGGAAGTATTTCCCAACCGACGCAATGGCCAAGGCTTACGAGCGTCAGCCAGCCAAGATTGCTAACCGTGTCTATGCTAACCGCATGGGCAACGGCGATGAGGCGTCAGGCGACGGTTTCGCATACAAAGGCCGAGGCCCCCTCCAACTCACGGGCAAGAACAATTACCGCGCATTCGGTCGGTACATTGGTCGCGAACAGGAGATTTTGGACAATCCAGACCTCGTCGCAACCGAACTGGGCTTTGAAAGCGCCCTGTGGTTCTTCGACGCAAACAAGCTGTGGTCGATTTGCGATCAGGGCATCAATGACGCTGCCATCCTCGCACTGACGAAGCGGATCAACGGGGGCACACATGGCCTCGAGGACCGCAAAGCTAAGACCAAGAAGTATGCTACTTGGCTCTAAGGAGAACGATTATGCTTAATCTAAAGAAACTTATCCAAAAAGAAGCCGAGAAGGCAATCCTCAAGAAAGCCGTCGGCAAAATCTTGCCGATGGACGGCGAAGCGAAGCCCGCCCTCGGTTGGAAAGCCAAGGCTGCGGCCATACTTGCCACGATTGCCACAGGCGCGACACTGCTTTCGCAGTACCTCGCCGGGTAAACAACAAATTCGCCGCGCTAGTCGCGGCGAAGGCTGTTATTATGCGTTAAATCTGTTATAGGGGCACGTTATGGCCACTGCGATGACATTCACGACGTTGAAACAAGACGTGCAGCGCTACCTTGAGCGCGGCGACACGCTTGCGTCCGACCCTATCGTCTTCGAGCAAATCCCGCGTCTAATCAACCTCGCCGAGCGCCGCATCGCTCGCGAGTTGAAGATACAGGGCTTCATCAACGTGGTCACCACGCAGCTCGCCGCAGGCAATCCCGTCGTAACTAAACCCGACCGGTGGCGCGACACTGTGTCCGTGTTCATCGGCACCGGCGCGAGTAACAACAGCCGCACGGCCCTGTATACCCGCAGCTACGATTATTTGCGCAGCTACTGGCCAGACGCCACCGAAACCGGACAGCCGGTATTCTACAGCGATTATGACTATAATCACTGGCTTGTCGCTCCGACGCCGGACGTAGACTACCCTATCGAGATCCTATACTACCAGTTGCCGCCGCTCCTCGACGAGGAGGCGCAAACAAACTGGCTCACTGAAAACGCGCCTGAAATACTTCTGTACGCCACCCTCTTAGAGGCGACGCCATTCCTGAAGAACGACGAGCGCATCCCTGTATGGCAAAATATGTACGACCGCGCGGCTGGCATGTTGAACGGCGAAGACCTCGCCAAGATACTCGACCGAACCGCTGTGCGTAAGGAGGCTTAAAGATGTCTGGCAGTTTCACACAAGTCTTCGGCGGCACGACGATATACCCCGCAGACGTTTCGTACTTGGCGTTGGCGCTCACCGCCGACATCGCGCTTAACTGGCCGGTTGGCGCAGGCGAGGGCGACAGCGTTGTCGCGCGTATCATCGACATCACACCAACGGGGCCTTTCACCGTCACGCTGCCTGACGCGACCGCTGTCAGCGTCGGCCAGACAATCCTGTTCAACAACCTCGGCCCCGACACAATCACCATCGACAACGCCGCTGGTAACGCAATCCTGAGCATCGGCGCGGGCGAGCAGTGGCAGGCGTACCTCATCGACAACACCACCATCGGCGGTGTCTGGCGCACGTTCCGCTACGGCGCGGCTGTGGCGCAGGCTCAGGCCGCCGCGCTGGCCGGTGCCGGTCTGGTAGCAGACGGCTCGGAACTCGCACAGAATTACGAAGTCATCGACTTCTCCGCCACGCCATACTCGTTGACCGCGCCTGATCGAGCGAAGGTCTTTGTCTGGAACGGCGGCCTCGGCACGATGAACCTGCCTACCGCCGTCGCCGCTGGCGATGGCTGGTTCGTGCAAGTTCGCAACGGCGGCCAAGGCGATCTCACCGTCGACCCGTCCGGCTCCGAGCTTATCAATGCCGCGTCCACGCTCCTCTTGCAGCCCGGCGACAGCGCCGTGGTCGTAAGCGACGGCATCCAGTGGTACACTATCGGCCTCGGCCAGCAGGCGGTCTTCGCCTTCGACTACACGACCATCGCCGTCACTGGCGGCACGTACACGCTCGCTGGCTCGGAGCTGAACCGTATTGCGTACAAGTTCACAGGCACGCTGACGTCCAACGTCAACATCGTTGTGCCTGCAACGGTTCAGCAGTACTGGGTGAACAACGCCACGACTGGCGCGTTCACACTCGGCATCAAGACTGCCAGTGGCGCGGCCACTTTGGTCACGCAGGGGGCAACGGCCATCCTGTATTGCGACGGCACGAACATCATCTCGGCGACCACCTCGGCGGCCTTTACCGGTGTTGTTCCCGTCATCCAAGGCGGAACGGGCGCGGTCAACGCGCCATCAGCGCTGACCAACCTCGGCGGTACAGGCATCGGCACGTCCGTGTTTACGGCGGCGACAACGGCTGCGGCGCGTTCGGCCATCGGGGCTGCGGCCGCAGGCGCGAACTCCGACATCACGGCAATCACCGGCCTCACGACGGCGTTGACCGTCGCGCAGGGCGGAACTGGCGCAACGACCGCCGGTGCTGCGCGCACCAACCTCGGCGCGGCTGCGAGCGGCGCGAACTCGGACATCACCGCGCTGCTTAACTCATCGGGTATCCAGATTGGAGCGCCTACCGGCGGCGCACTGGGCGCGGGCACCATCAACGCCACGGGCCTCTTCATCAACGGCGTTGGCGCGGCGGCCGGTGGATCGGTATCGAGCGTGGCCTTGTCGGCCCCGTCCATCTTTACCGTATCCGGCTCGCCAGTCACGACGACTGGCACGCTTGCGTTGTCGTACTCGGGCACTGCGCTGCCCGTCGCCAACGGCGGCACAGGCCAGACGACGTACACCGACGGGCAGTTGCTCATCGGCAATAGCACCGGCAACACGCTCACGAAGGCAACCATAACGGCTGGCTCGGGCATCACTGTCACCAACGGCAACGGATCGATCACTATCGCGTCCACCTCGGGCGGCGGCAGCGTTACCTCCGTGGCCGCGTCGGGAGGCACCACCGGCCTTTCCTTCACCGGCTCGCCTATCACAGGCGCGGGCACACTCACTCTAGGGGGAACCTTAGCGATAGCGTCTGGGGGCACTGGCGCGACCAGTGCCTCCGGCGCGAGGCTTACCCTCAGCGCGGCAGGCTCTGGCGCGAACTCCGACATCACGTCCCTGACGGGCCTCACCACGGCGTTGTCCGTCGGCCAAGGCGGCACCGGCGTCGCGACCACACCGGTAAACGGCCAGCTTCTGATCGGGAACGGCTCTGGCTATAGCGTCTCGACGCTCACCGCAGGCTCGGGCATATCTGTCTCGAACAGTGCGGGCGGCATAACCATCTCCGCTACAGCGGGCGGCGGATCGGTCACCTCAGTCTCTGGCTCAGGCGGCTCAACGGGCCTGACGCTGACTGGCGGACCAATCACAACGTCCGGTACGTTGACGCTCGGAGGCACGCTTGCGGTCGCCAACGGCGGTACAGGCGCAACATCGGCTGCGGGTGCGCAATCGGCGCTTGGTGTGCCCTCGACCACAGGTTCAGGCGCAAGCGGCACGTGGGCCATCAGCATCAGCGGCAACGCGGCGACGGCTACATCTGCTACCTCGGCGACAACCGCAACGACGGCGACCACCGCAAACGCGCTCAACACGAGCAACAACTATCAGGTCAACAGCCTCGGCGTCGGCACGGCCGGTTCGGGCACTGCGGGCGAGATCCGCGCAACGAACAACGTCACGGCGTACTACTCCTCGGACGCCCGTCTGAAGGAAAACGTGCAGCCGATTGAAAACGCCCTCGGCGTTGTGTCGGCGGTTGGCGGTAAGACGTTCGACTGGACGGACGCGTACATCGCCGAGCATGGCGGCGAGGACGGCTACTTCGTTCAGAAGTCCGACTTCGGTGTCATCGCGCAGCACGTGCAGGCGGTTTTCCCGTTGGCCGTCCGCACTCGTGACGATGGCACACTGGCCGTTGACTACGAGAAATTAGTCGCCGTGGCGTTCGCTGCCATCGCAGAGTTAAAAGCTGAAGTGGACGAGCTACGGGGAGCTAAATAATGGCACTGCCTACCAGCGGCCCCCTCACACTCGCCAACATCCAAACTGAGTTTGGCGGCGTAAACCCTATCGGGTTGAACGAGTATTATGCTGGCGGAGGCCGAGTTCCACCCGGTACGACCGGGACGTACGGCGCGGTGCCGTCAAGCGGCGCGATCAGCATCCGTAACTTTTACGGTACGTCGGCCGCGACCGCGTTGGCGATAAACGTAAGCCCCAGCGATACGTACAACACCCGCGTTGGGGCCGGGTCGTTGACCAGTGACCCTGTCACAGGAACCGCGTCGGGAGGCGCGGGTGGCTACACGTACGCTTGGACCCGTGTGTCTGGCGACGTCTTCACAATCAACAGCCCGACATCTGCTACAACCACATTCACCACATCGCTTGCCGCTAACATATTCAAGAGCGGGGTGTACCGCTGCACCGTAACGGACAGCTTAAGCAACACCGCGTCTGGCACCGTAACCGTCGAGTTGGAGAGCGTATAGTGCCCGAACAAATCGTACAGATACGCTCCGCCCCCGGCATCAAGCGCGACGGCACCAAGTTCGAGGGCGACCAGTACGTCGACGGGCAGTGGGTCCGCTTCCAGCGCGGCTTGCCGCGTAAGATTGGCGGCTACCGCTCGATCAACAAATTCCTGCGCGGCCTGCCGCGTGCGCTGCACGAGTACACGCAGGATCTGCTAACATACGTTCACGCAGGCTCGGCAGACCGCCTTGAGCGTTTCTTCATCGACGCCACGTACAACACGAGCGTCATCACCGACCGCACCCCGTCGTCAGGCTTCACCACAGACGACGGCAACATGTGGCAGTTCGCCACGGCGTACGACACGACCAACGGTAACCAGATCGTCGCGCAAGTCGCGCCGAACCTGAACTGCATCTGCAACAGTGACGGCGGCGCGCTCTTCGTCGGCGACCTGCTCGGCACGAGTGCCCTGACGCAAGTCACCACGGTGCCCGCAAACTTCAGCGTCACTGGCGGCGTGGTCACACTGCCGCCGTACACATTCGCCTTCGGCAACGACGGCTACGCGGCGTGGTCTGTGCCTAACGACCCCGCCGACTTCACCAGCTCCGGTGCGGGCAACGCGTACATCACAGGCCAAAAGATCGTCAAGGGAATGCCACTGCGCGGCGGCCCCGGCAACAGCCCGTCGGGCCTGTTCTGGTCGGCGGACAGCCTCATTCGCGGCACGTATGTTGGCGGCACGGCGGTGTTCCAGTTCGACACCATCAGCACGCAGTCATCAATCTTGGCGGCCAACAGCGTCATCGAATACGACGGTATCTTTTACTGGATTGGTACCGACCGCTTCCTGACTTTCAACGGCGTCGTGCGCGAAGTCGAGAACAACCTAAACCTGAACTTCTTCTTCGACAACCTTAACTATGCGCAGCGCCAGAAGGTGTTTGCGTATAAGGTTCCGCGCTTCGGTGAGATATGGTGGTGCTTCCCGTTCGGCGACAGCATCGAACCGAACCACGCCGTCATCTACAACGTGCGCGAAAATACGTGGTACGACACCGAGCTGCCAAACGGCGGACGCGGCGCGGGCCTATTCCCCGCCGTGTTCAGCAAGCCGCTCCTGTCTGGCGTTGCGCCGCAGGAGGCCCAAGCAGTTGGCGTCGCCATCAACGCGGCAGGAACCGGCTATACCGCAGGCGACACCCTCGACGTTGTGGGCGGCCTCGGCCAGATTGACACAGAGTTGACGGTGACCACGGTCAACGGCTCAGGCGGCATTACCGGCGTAACAATCAGCAACGCAGGCCAGTACGCCGAAATACCGGCCAACCCTGTCAGCGTGACGGGTGGCTCGGGCAGCGCTGCCACGTTCAATCTGACCTTCGACAATCCGTACAAGTTCTGGGTTCACGAGGTCGGCACGGATGAGGTTGACGGCCTGACGCTCAACCCGATACAGTCGTATTTCGAGACGGCGGACCTGTCCATGCCTGTCACGTCGGGCATCAACAAGTCCATGCAAGTGCTGATGCTTGAGCCAGACTTCGTGCAGAGCGGCGACATGACCGTTCAGGTTATGGGCCGAGCAAACGCCCGTGCGCCTGAAGTGAACGGCATAATCATGACGTTTGTTGAGACCCCGCAGACGCCGCAGGAGCAGGTCGTCTTCCTTAAGACACAGCGCCGCGAGCTGCGCTTCCGCTTCGAGAGCAACACCCTCGGTGGTAACTATCAGATGGGCCTCGTGCTTGCGCACGTCCAGCCGGGCGATGGGACGACACTGGGATGATCGACCCTCGCGGAATGACTTGGCAAGACTGGGCATGTTCGGTTATACTGTCCGTCAACGACGCGTGGGCATTCGGCACGCCTCCCGAGGAGGCCGAGTGGCAAGGCTGGGCAATCGGGCTACTGCGTGCCTCACCATTTACGCAGCAAATTATTCCTGATCCATATCAGTTCTCTGATTGGCGTGAGTGGGGAATGCGTGTATATCCAATGCTCGAAGGTACAAGCTCATGAATTACATCCCCGGCTTCAGCAACTATTTGGAAGCGTCCGTGCCTGAGTACGGGCCCGCGCCGATCATGGACGCGGAGCCTGCCGTACCACAGCGGGCGATGGTTGAGCCGACGACGCAGGAGGCCGCAGCGCCTTACAATCTGAGCGGTTTGGACTTAAGCGGCCTGAACAACCTGTACGGAATGAACTTCGGCACAGACTTTGGCGGCGGCGCGATGGGCGGAATATACCCAGACGATCCGAATACCGAATACATTGCTGCACCGCTATCCAACAAAGGCAACTTCACTGCGCAATCGGGCAATGCGTTCGTCATGGGAGCTGATCAGCCAGTGCGCCTCGTTGACCTCCGCACCAATCAGGTTGTGTTCGAAGGTGCAGGCTATGACGCCGCACGGCAAGCCGTTGCCGCAGGACAGAACTTGTCTGACACCCTTGGCCGTAAGGCCCAGTACGTCATCCAGACGGCGGACCCGTCGGGCGCATACACGACCGTTGCCAACGAGAAGTCGAACAAGAGCACGTTGGGCGAGATTGCCAATGTGGCGGGCACCGTGCTGCCGCTGGCGATGATGGCTATACCGGGTGTCAACGCAGCTTTGCTTGGCGCTAATTTTGCTAAAACTCTTGGGGGTCAGCTTGCTTTTGGGGCGCTCACAGGCGGGGCAAGTTCTGCGCTTAAAGGCCAGAATGTCCTTAAAGGTGCTGCACTAGGTGGCCTCACTGCCGCTGGGGGTGCGCTAATACCTAAGATACCGGCAATCGGTGATTTAGGCAAGTTGGCTAAACCACTCGGCGTAGGCCTCGGCGCGACCGCAGGCGGCTTGGCCACAGGTAAAAACTTGCAAAACTCGTTACTTGGCGGCGTTGCCTCTGGCGCTCTTGCGTATGCAGCGCCAAGTATACAAGACGCTATCAAGGGTATAGGCCAAGGGCCTAATGTTGGCGCTGGCAGCACTGGCGCGAGTGCCGCCAGCGGCCCCGCACCGATAGCAACGGTCACTGGAAACACCGGCTTCTCGGCCCCTGTCCCAATCGGCGGCGGGTCATCTCCATCGGCCAAACCGGCGGAACTCGAACCCCCAGCCACAATCGTCTCAGGTTCAGGCTTGCCGTTCGCCGCCGCGTTCCCTATACCCGCAAGCGTGCTTTCGGGTGTGAACCCCTCGGCAGCGCAACCTAAGCCCGACCAGATGTCTGAAGAAGACATCATCAAGGTAACGGGGGAGCGCCTCGGCGCGGTTACGCCAAACGTATCAATCCCAACCAACGACGCTCGTGGGCCACTTAGCTCGGTGGTTGACGGCGTGGATACCGCTACCCGTGAGATTGTGGCGGAAGGCAATCGCTTCCGAAACCCACTTTCGCCGAATGTAGTCATCCCCGACAGCGCGCTGTCGCCCGAAATACTTCGTGCGGTTAACGGCCCAGACGAGGAAATTATTAAAGTCACTGGGCAGCGTTCGGGCGCAGTCAGCCCATACGGCCCTATATTTGGCCTTGATACACCGTTGCCGGACATGACGCAGCCCGCAGAAGCCGATAAGAAGCTCACCGCTAAAGACATCGCCGACTATCTGCGCCTTGCCAGCCTTGGCGTCAGCACAATCGGCGGCCTACTCGGTGGCGATAAGGGCGGCAATTCCGGCGGCAAAATACCCGCAGGCATGGGCGCTCTTAGCTCGCTCTTCAGCAAGCAACTGCCCGCATCGACCCTGCCGGGCGGCGTTAGCGGCGGCGCGCTTCCTGCGTCCACACTCGCAAGCCAAGGCATGCGCAGCCCGCAGAACTATTACCGCTACGGCTACGGCCCCGAGCAAAGCTTCTTCGATTACGCCACACAAGGCGCGCCGAACACCAGCCGCGCATACACTGGCTACGAGGGCACAACGGCCGAGGACGCATTCGCGCCGCAGCCAGTGCGTGCGCCGCAGGTTGCATTGCCGCAGCCGGTCACAACGCCGGTGCCAAACAACCCCGCTGGCCCTTCGATGTACGCCCCCGCTGCCGATGACATGCGCTTCGCACGCGGTGGCTTCGCCGTCGAGGGTGCCGGTGACGGTCGCGACGACAAGATCCCCGCCCTCCTCTCGGACGGCGAGTACGTCATCGACGCGGAGACTGTGGCTCTACTCGGCAACGGATCGAACAAGGCAGGCGCAAAGCTGCTCGACAGCTTCCGCGTCAAAGTCCGCAAGCAGAAGGGCAAGAAGCTCGCTCGTGGCAAATTCAGTGACAACGCAAAAAGGCCAGAGCAGTACTTGGCCGGAGGACCAGCATAATGGCGCTTACAGACTTTCTCAATAACGGGCAGTTGCCCACTGGCTCGACGTTCAAGTCGCTCACCAGCGAGACCGTGCTGCCTGACTGGTACACGAACTACGCCATGCAGTTGCTGTCGAACCAGCAGGCGCAGGCCGCGCAGCCGATGCCCACGTATCAAGGGCCGCGCGTAGCCGAGTTCTCGCCGACGATGCGGGCTGGGTTCGACATGGCAGGTCAAGCGGCTGGCGCATACGCGCCTGCGCTGAACACCGCCACGACCGCAACGGCGAACGCGATTAACTCGCCGGGCGGCCTTGGCGCGGCGCAGCCGTACCTCGGTGCGGCGGGGCAGACCAGTGTTGCCAACATCGGCCAATACATGAACCCGTACACGGATCAGGTCGTTAACCGCATTGGTGAATTGGGCCGACGCAATCTAAACGAAAATCTTTTGCCTGACGTTGAAGGACGTTACGTCAAGGCTGGCCAACTCGGCTTCGGCCCACGCGACGAAAACATGGGTGGCACGCCGTCGGGAATGATGACCGATACGGCGCGCGCCCTCCGCGACACGAACGCCGACATCCTCGGACAGCAGGCGATTGCCCTCCGTAGCGGCTTTACTGACGCCACGGGCCTTGCGAGCACAGACCTTGCGCGCCAAGCCAACCTTGCCAGTACGGCAGGCAACCTCGGTGGGCAGGATATATCGCGCAACCTTGCGGGCGCAGGACAACTCGGCGAACTCGGCGCGCAGGCGCAGGCACTCGGCATCACCGGTGCGGGCGCACTGCAGCAAGTCGGCGCGGCGCAGCAGGGTCAGGCTCAGAAGAACATCGACGTGGCATACGGCGACTTCCTGCGTCAGCAGGGCTATCCGCAAGAGCAAATCAATGCTATGCTGCAGACGTTCGGTGGCGTTGCTGCTGGCGTGCCGAAGGCGAGCAGGGAAGAAGGCCTCGTGCCACTCGGCTACCAGCCAGAACTTAAGCCGAGCACAGGCGAGACAGTCGGCGGCGCGCTGGCTGCTCTCGGTGGTATATTGGGCAATTCGCAGTCTGGATCGGCGCTCAATAAGCTGTTGGGAATTAAATGATGTACGAAGACGACACCAGCGCCGAGGATCAAGAACAGGTAACGGCGATGTCCAACTTGGCGGCCAAAAGCGGCGGCATCGACTTTTCGCAACTGGGCGACCAAGCAAAACTGCCGGGCCTCTTGCAGTCATTGTACCAGCAGCAAATGGGCGCACTGACACAGCAAGAAGCGAGCGACAAGAAGCGTTTCGAGGCTGGCGAGGCTCGCATCAAAGCACGCAACCAAGGCCCGACGCAATCCGAACAGCTATTCATGCTGTCTAAGGCGCTCCTCGCACCGAGGAAGTACACGGGTATCGGCGGCACTATAGGCAAGATCTCCGGCGCGTTCAGCGACATCTCCGACGCCGAGCGCAAGGCTCGCCTGCAGCGCGATGCGCAACTGGCGCAGTTTCAAGACGCGTACATGGAGAAAAGCGACGGCTACGGCGTCAAGCGTGCGCAGACCGCAGCGGACCTTGTGAAGACGGCCGCGCCGCTGTTGAAGAAAAGCACTAAAGCGCCATACAGGTACGACATCGACACAAAGGGGGCCCTTCGCGAAATACCGAACGAAGTACACCGCCCGAAGACACCGGCCCAGTACGACGCAATCCCTATCGGCGAGTATTACGTAGTGCCTTCCGGCCCAGATGCCGGTAAAGTTATCCCGAAACAATAAGGGCGCAGGAGATTAAAATGGCAGATTTTTGGTCAAAAGACCTCAAAGCGGCTAAGGCCGCCGAGAGCAGCAGCCCTGAAGGGACCAAGACGTCGCAGGAAGGCGTCAAGCGCGGTCAGGACATTGCAATCAATGAAGCGACTATGGACGCCCAAATCCGCAAGGCAAACGCAGACGCCGATACAGCCGTGGCTAACGCCATAAAGGCAAAAGCCGACGCGGCGAGGGGCCCGGTCAAGAGCGCAACTGAAGTGGCACTCGAAGCCAAAACGAAAGGCGCGCAGTCTCGCGCCGCCGTCGTGCGTGCGCAGATGCTGAACAACATCCAGTTGTACAAGAACGAGATTAAAGGCAATCCTGCGACGCGCGCTTTCGGTTACGCCGAGTACTTTGACAAGCCAAGCCTAGGTGGCATCATCCCCGCGATACCGCAGTTCGAGAACTTCACCAAAGCTAACGCAGCCATCCTGCCGCTGATCCGCCCGCTTGTGGCTCAGTCTGCAAAAGAAGGCGACAGTGACAAGGAAATGGAGGTCTTCATGGCCTACATTCCTCAAGCTGGCGACAGCGACAGGGCCATTGAAACCAAGTACGCTATGCTCGATATGCTCATTTCGGGCATGGCCGATGGCAAGCCGCCCTCGGAAGTTTTGGCACTCGGCACAAAGCCACGCGGCGTTGACGAGGTTGAGGCTTCAATCCGCCGCGAACTAGCGCCAAACGAAGTCAAGGGTTACCGCTTGCCGCAGGAGACGGAAGACCGCATCCGCGCCTTGTACGACCAGAAGAAACTGACGCCGGAAACTTACGCCGCTGTTGTTATGGACGGCGCGATCAAGGCTGGCGTACCGACTGACGAGGCCTTCATGGCCGATGCTCTCGTGCAAGGTAAGACCACCGTCGACAACATGAACAAGGACGTCGGTTGGGGTGGCTTTAGCTACGATCTGGTGGATAAAGAAGAGAAGGAAGGCATGGGCCTGCTCGGCGCGTCTGCGCGTGGCCTCGTCAACCTGCCGTATAGCGCACTTGAGACCTTCGCCGAGACGGGCAAGGCCCTGACCGTCAACCTGCCCGAGACCGCGCAGTTTATGGGCAAAGTGGCGGGCGATATTATCGGCGTCACAGACGGCGAAACCATCGCCGCCATCGGCGAGCATTACGCCAATCAGTACGGCACCGAGCAAGGTTTCCTTGAGGCGCTTGCCGAACGTCCTGCCGAGATCCTGATGGACGCCAGCACAGTTGTCGGTGGCCTCGGCTCGCTGGGTAAAGTCGCGAAGGCTACTGAGCTAAGCAAGCTACTCGACCCTGTCCGCTTGGCTACACGCGTTGCAAAAATGCCGTTTCAGGCAGGCAACGTCGCCGCAAAGGCCGCCGGTGAAGTCGGCGCAAACGTCCTCGGTGTCACCACTGGCGCGGGTGCCGAGGCCGTCAAAGAGGCCGTTCGTGCCGGTAAGGCAGGCGGCGATAAGGGCAAGGCATTCGTCGAAAACATGCGCGGCGGCGGCGACATGGAAGACATTCTCGCGCAGGCGCGCGAGGCTGTCGGCAACATACGCAAGGATGCCTCGGAAACATATCGCAACGGCATGGTCGATGTTGCCAAGGACAAAACAATTCTCGACTTCCAGCCTATATACGACCGACTGGGCAAGCTGCGCGACCGCGCGTTTATGGGCGATAAGGTTAAGAACCCGTCTGCCGCTGCCGTGTACGAAAAGGCCAAGGGCATTGTGGACGATTGGGCCGCAGGCGATCCTGCGCAGTTCCACACGCCAGAAGGTATGGACGGGCTGAAGCAACGCCTTGGGGATTTGTCCAACGATTTTGCCACAGATAACAACCGCCGCGCGTCATCTATCGCAACCGGCATTTATGGTGAAGTGCGTGACGTCATAGCCAAGCAAGTGCCCGCATACTCCAAGGTTATGAAGCAGTATCAGACTGCCGCAGAGAAACTGGCCGACATTGAGCGTTCATTGTCGCTAAAGACCGGCGCGCCCGTAGATACCAGCATCCGCAAGCTGCAGTCTATCTTGCGCAATAACGCGAACACCAATTACGGACGTCGTGCTGACCTTGGCCGCACCATTGAGGAAGCTGGGGCCGACACGATGTTCCCGTCACTTGCCGGGCAACAGTTAAATGCTACCACGCCACGCGGCCTTGGTGCTGTAACGGCAGGCGGTGGCGTCATGGGTGCGATACCGACTGGCGGCACGTCCCTGATAGCGTTGCCTTTGACATCGCCGCGCCTCGTTGGCGAGGCTGCGTACGCTGGTGGGCGCTTTGCCGGTGGGGTCTCCGACTTTGCTGAAAACTTGGCAGGCCGCACCGCGCCATTCGCCGACACCGTGACAAACCTTGCGTCGAAATATCGTCTGCCAGCGTACGGGGTCGTGGGCGCGGCGAACGCCATCGAGCAGGCTTCCCAGCCAGATGAGGTGCGGGTTACCGCAGTTAACGGCTACCCACAGCAGCCTTCGGCTGAAGATCTTGCCGCTCGGTACCAGCAAGCTGCACCGCAAGCTGCGCCGCAAGCGCCTGTGGTCGACGAGGTGTCGATCGACGCCATCAAAGCGGCCCCAGAGGGCATTGTAGTCGACAAGCTTACGGGGCGCGAAGTGACGTATGATCCAGACACTGACCGTCGGTTTTACGCCGACACTGGTGAGGATTACGAGAGCCCCGAACTCGGCATGTACCGTGGCGGCCACGTGCAGGCGTTCAAGAACGGCGGCCAGCCAAAGGCCGGATACGATTACGCCAACGCGGCTCGCACGTTCGGGCAAGGCCTGACCTTCGGCTTTGGTGACGAGATCGAGGCGAAGCTGCGCGCACTCGCGTCCAAAGATCCAAAGGCATATGAAAACGAAGTTAAGCGCATCCGCTTGGCGCAGCAAGGTTACGCAGAAGCTAACCCAATGACGGCTGGTGGCCTTGAAATGGCAGGTATGGTTGGCGGCGCAATGCTGACGCCATCACTGGCCGCGCTGCGTGTGCCGGGTGCGGTGGGCCGCGTCGCGGCACGCGCGCCGCGCCTTTCAAAATTAGGGGTCGGCCTTGCCGAGGACGCATTGCAAGGCGCTGCGTACAGCGCGGGTAAGGCGGAACCCGTCCGTGGCAAGCCTGAAACGAGCCGCATGCGTGCCGTCCGCGAGGACACGCCGGGCAACGCACTTACGTATATGCAAATGACAGGCGCTGGCGCACTCGGCAAAAAAGGCTTTCAAAAAGCAGTTGCCACAAAGCCCGGTTACCAAGCCGCACTGGCCGTACGTAACTTTGCCCGAAATCCATTCGCAATACTCCGGGGGAGATAGTCGTGGCCGATAAGAAGAACCCATTTCGTCGGGTACTAGACCCTATCAACGACAAACTGTTCCGGGTGCTTCCTGACAGCATCGAGCCTGCGGCGCGCGACCTATTCGGCGTGACCGACGTCGCGGCCGAACGGGCCGCTGCCAAAGCCAAAAGAGACGCTGCGGCTAAGGCTGCCGCTGCTAAGGCTGCAAAGGCCAAGGCGGCAAAGGCCAAGGCTGATCGGGACGCGTTGGCTGTCAAGACCACCAAAACGCAAAAGCCGCTTGCCGTAAAGACGGAAAAGACATCCGCGCCAACCACGCAAGCCCCGTCCAAACAAATAGCAGGTGCCCCGCAAGGTGTTACAACGCCCGAACAAGAAGCCGTCTTGCGGGAGAATTACCGGCAAGCGGTCGAGAAAGGCAAACAAGGCGCGCTTTGGTATGACGATAGCGGCAAAGCTATTATGTCGCACGTCGGCGAAGATCCCGAAATGGCACGCAAGGTAGCGGGCAATTTTTCCGTTACATCGTCAAGCACGGGCGTAAAACCCAACACTGGCTTTACCGTAAAGGGCCACAACCAAATTATTTCAGGCGATCCGGTGAACACTGGCCGTTTCCCTACGGCGATGGGCGCTGGCATCACCGATGTGTACAATACCAATGGCGTTGCCACTGGCCTAAAGCGCGGCCCGTTTGAACAGCAGCTCGCTATCGGAGGCGGATTTGCCGACCCGAGTATCGACCCCCGCGCCGTGCACGACATCTGGGACATGCGCGTGTGGGGCTATCCGGGAAAGAACGGAAAACCCTACGAGGGCACGGCCACCGAAGCGCAGCACCGTTGGATGGACGACCAAATCAACCAAGTTATCCCGACACTTTCGGAGCAGCCATTCGATTGGACAACGGGACGCGTGCAAGGCGCTGGTTGGTCCGGCGGAAAGATTGACGCGGGCGAAATACAACCGAACGAGGCTGCGTACAGTTACGCGGATGACCTTCCGAGGCACTACGGACAGGGCTCGCGCGAAACCATCTTCGGTTCAAACACCGGCATCATGCCCGAGCTTGCTGAAGCGCCACTTGCATTAAAACAAGAATTAGACGACCGCGTCGCGGACGTGGTTTACGACCAAGCAGCCCGCGACCGTATCGCACTCGGCTTCGGCGCGCTTACTGGGCCTCGCTTCCAAGGGCCCGGCGTGTACGAGGGTGTCATCAGCCCCGGAAGCCAAGCGCAGTACGCCTTGGGCACAAACACCATTAAAAAGGGCATGGAGACCGACGATATTCCAGTAGGAAAGGCTATCGATCCGTCTTCAATGAACCTTATGAAGGCGATTGAGGCGACTTACGGCCTCATGACGGGCCAGAAGGCCATTGCAGGTAATAAGCTGTTCAAAGACGTTCCTGTAGGCTCCAGAAACGCCGTCGAACTTAACTACGGCCAAACGCTTGACGACGACCGTGCTAAAGTCCTTTCAGACCTCCAATCAAGACTTGGCGTCGACCCGGAAAGCATGGGTATCATTTCAAGCCCGCAAGGCGTTCGCCTTCCTAACTTTGGCATGGACCCCGACCTCTTCAAAAAATATGTTGAAGCGGCCGCCAGTGAAACTGGATCCGCCAAACCAGAAGGAGGCTTCTTCCACGGCATGTACGCGGAGAACCCTTGGGAAACTGACGCGGGCCGTTACGGCCAATCGTACCTCGATCTTATCGGCGCGCGTCCCGAGTACGTTTCGGCATTCGACAACGTCGCGCCAGATTTGGCCGCAAAATTGCAAGAAACGTACCGGAACTTTGGCAAGGAAAACCAAATGGTATTGCCAGAATATTTTGACGAAATGCTAAGTGCGGTCGCCGGTGGCGGTGAAAAGGAACTTCGCGATTTAATCCGCAAACGCGGGTTCGCAGAAGGTGGATCCGTTGACGGTGTTGTTACTGGCCTTCAAGAGCTTCTGGAGAAGTACGCTTAATTTCCGCCTTGGCAATCGCCTTGTATTTTTCAGTGTCGTAATACTTGCTGATGGTTTTCACCGTTGCAGGTACACTTGGCTGTTTTTGCGCCCACAGTATGAGCGAGTAAATCTCGTCACAAAGGTCGCGCCCCTCGCAAAACTCTAAAAGCTTGCGGTGCGTTATCTCATCAATTTCTATCAGTACCTTTTTCATTTTTCTTCCTTTTTAACGCTTCTAATAATATCTCTTGCACGCTCTTCTTCGACGACAGTCGCTCCATGACCATGTCGTCGACCGTGTCGCGTGCGAGGATCGGGTAAATGTGCACCGGTCGATCATAGCCCGCCTGCTTCTGCCGCATGGGCCCGATACGCTCGATGATCTGCATGTGCTCTTCTAAGTTCCAGTTGACGCCGAAGAAGGCGAGGATGTTACCGCCGTCGGCCAAATTCAGTCCGTGTCCCGCCGACGCAGGGTGAGCGAATAGTAGCGGCACCCGCCCGGCGTTCCACTGCCGGATCGTATCAGGGTCAGCGTCCAGCACCCTGCCTTGACGGAAACGAGTTTGTAGACGTTCGAGATCGTGCTTGAAGTTATAGGCAACGATAACCGGCGCGCCGTTGGCTTCCTCAATAATGCTTTCCAGCGCGTCCAGCTTTGCGGCGTGTACATCTTCCCACTCTCCTACTTCATTCGTGTATATAGCCCCGTTGGCAATCTGCAGACACTTCTGCGTGCGAACGGCCGCGTTGGGTGCCTCGACACCCTCCTCGTTGATTATGGCGAACATCTCCGCCTCCATCTCCGCGTACGCGGCGCGCGCCTTCGCAGGCAGGTCGACGTAGATTGGCGTCGTTATTGGCTCATCAACCTGCAGGCCTTGCACCGTCAGGCAGATGTCCTTCAGCTTCTCCTCCACTTCGCCCTGCGTGTGGTCGTACGGCACGAGGCTGTAGCCGTCGTACCCCTTGCGGAACCAGCGGCTCTCGAAGGCGCTGAACGTCTTGCCCAGACGCTCGCCCTGATCGAGGAACCATATCTGCCCCCAAAGGTCTTTCACGCCGTTTGGCGCAGGCGTTCCCGTCAGACCGATGAAGCGCGTCACGTGCGTGTGGGCCACCTGACCCAGTGCGCGTGCCCGCGAGCCACCCTGACGGATGCGGTAGGACTTCAGGCGCGTGAATTCGTCGGCCACCACCGTCTTGAACGGCCACGCGTCGCCGAGGGCAGTGCGCAGCCAGACGAGGTTGTCGTAATTCGTGCAGTAGATGTCGGCTGGCTTGTCGAGTGCCGCCTGACGCTGCTTCGGCGTGCCTGTGATGACGCTGACGCGCAAGTGCGACAGGTGCGGCCATTTGGCAATCTCGTCCGGCCACGTCGACTTGGCAACGCGCAGCGGTGCCAGCACCAGCGCGGGGAAGACGTCCTCGACCGTCGACAGGTTGTCGAGTGCGGTCAGCGTGGACACGGTCTTCCCGCCGCCCATCGGCATCCACAAAGCGCTACGGCGCACCTTGTACAGGTGCGCCATAGCCTCTTTCTGATAATCGTGTGGTGTGAAAGCTTTGGTCATTTCAACATCTGCAATAGCGCCAAACTCTGGCATTGCTCGTACGTGAGCTTCGGTGCGCGTTGCCAGATGGCCTCGGCGCGGGTCTCGACCTCGTCGGCTATGGCGTAAGCCATAGCCTTGAGTTCTGCTTCGGTGCGTTTCTTGGTCTTCATGTCGCGATCTCCTCGATGTTAGCAACGCAGTCTTTCCAACGAGCCACGGTGTCGCGTGGATCTTGGTCAGCGTTGCGCTCGGCAATGATAAAAGCCTCGACGGAGCGGTTACCGTCACGGGCGTCCCACGTGTACCCATCCGCCAGCCAGACGATGGCCTTGCCCAACTCGTCCCACTCGATCTCGGGGTCTATGCGCGGGTCTTTGGCTGCGGCTGCGCGGATGTATTTGGCTGTGAGGTATGTCATGCTTCGAGCCTCCAGCCGTAGGACTTGATCGGGCCAGCTACGCCATAGCGCTTGTCGCGGACCTGACGGGTGAACTGGCCGTAGCGGGCGATGGCGCGAGCGCGGCTCAGACCCTCGTGGACTTCTTGGTCGCCGTTCTCGAAGACGGCGTATGCGGTGTATTTGTTAGACATGTGGTTTACTCCTTCGTTGCTGATACGCAGTATATAGCATATGCAAACACAGGTTGCAACCCCCTAATTCAACCAATTCGCACTTTTTTTACGATCTCGTCGATTTCTTCTATCGACCGGGCGATAAAGACCGGAAAACTGTCGTTTCTCATGCGCTCAATCTCCCGCTGCTGGTGCCCGCTGACGCGGTCGCCGTCGGCTTTGATTTCGATGAAGGCCGCCTTGGGCCACGTCCACCACACAAAGCAGTCTGGGCAGCCCCTGCGGCCCTCCCATCGCACCTTGCGGTACTGACCCCCACTCTTCTGCACGACGTGCTTCAGGTGATCCTGCAGCTTGCCTGCGGGCGTCATTCGATTAACCGCCCCGCCGACCAGTTCTTCTGCGCACGCACGTCGGCATTCGGCACGCACCAGATCTCGCCGGTGGCGTCGATTGCGACGACCCAGAGCAGGCTGTGCTCCAGTCCGTAGTCGATGACGGCCAGCGCCAGACCAGCGCCCTTGGGCGTGTCCATTGGTATCGACGGGTTCAGTTGCGTGAACATGTCATTCCTTACGGTAGCGCAGGCCCTCGAAGCCCGCCGCCGACAGCGGCAGGCCTATCGACCAGCTCGGGTTCGTTGACATCATTGTCGCTAAAACGTCGGCGTCGTAGCCCTTGTGGTTGGGCACTTCGCACACAAGCTCATCGTGCACGCGCAGGACGACGGGATAGTCGTTCTCCTCGGCGCGGCGCATGCCGGTCATGAACACGTCGCGCGCCACGGCCTGAACGATGTTCTCGACCAGCTTGCCGTAGTACGTCTCCTGCAGCTCCCACTTGCGCGTGAATTGGTTCATGCCCTCGTACACGAGCTTGGCGTCCTCGTTGATGTGCATGCTGCGGTAGCACAGGTACCGGCCAGACGGCAGACGGCAGCGAACGTAATCAACGCCGTCGGGACCCTTCTGGCGGTCGAAGCGCACCATGTCCCCGCGCACGGCGAAACTCTCCCCCTCGGCGCGCACGGCCGAGCGGGCTGCGCCCTCGACGTCGTACCAGAAGCGCTTCGTCGCAGGGTGCGCCTTACGCCACGCGTGCACGATCTCCATGATGGTGTCGTCGTCCATCGCGTCGAACACTGCGCCGCCCATCTTGCGGTAGGCACCGAGGCCGCCGCCGTAGCCTCCGGCCAGCTCAGGCACCTTGCCCTGCGTCTGGCGCTCGCCCTTCGTCACCTCGAACGGATCCTTGTTCAGGATGCGCCCGGCGGTCACCTTGTACAAGTCCGCGCCCTCGCCGCGATCGTACGCCTTGAAGGCCTCAATCTTCCACGCCTCACCGGCCATCCACGCAAGGACGCGCCCTTCGATGTTGGAAAGGTCGGCGATCACAAACTTCTTGCCCTTGTCCGCGACCAGACACCCGCGAACGGCGAAGGCGCAGCGCTCGCTGACGTTGTCGTAGATGATGTCCTCGCAGTCCGTCTTGAACGCGACAATCGTCTGCTCCTGAACGTCGCCGTCGAACCAGTCGGGCGAGCGGGGCAGGTTCTGCGGTTGAAAGATGCGGCCCGCGTCACGGCCTGTGCGGCCTGCGCCGCAAAACTGCATCGTCCCGCGCAAGCGCCCGTCCGTCGAGGCTGCGTCCATCAGCGCGCCGTACTTCGCAGGCGACGTGGCCGAGGCTTGCTGGCGTATCTCGAGCAGCTCGCGCGTCAGCGGATCGAGCTCGCCCTTCAGCAGGGTCTCGACGGTCGCCTTCGTCAGGTCTTCAAGCTCGAGCCCACGCGCCGTGCGCAGGTACTGCAGAAGCTTCTCGCGCTGCGTTGTGTTCGGAACCGCGCCGCCGGTCAGGCTTGCCGCACGAGTGGCCAAAGATCCAGAAGCTCGTCGAAAAGCTCGGATTGCTGCCTTGGCGAAGTCAACATCGACGGCGATACCACGGTCATTAACTCCTTGGTCGAGTTGCCAAAGGTACCGCTCACTATGTGTATAATTCCATCTTGGTATGCGGCCGTGTATGTTTCGCATCGCGTCCACATCGAGGCGGGCGTATTCGACGAAGTTGGTCCACTCATCTGCATGCGTCTCCGACGTTGCGCGCCGTATCTTCCAGTTCCGTGGGCACGGGCTCGTAAACAACTGTATCAGCTTTTTGCCGGACTTGTCTTTAGCTTTATCGACGGGCACGCCAAGAATGTCGCAGAGCGTGCCCAGCGAGGCTGGCAGGCTGTGCGCGAGCGCCATAACCATAGTGTCCTCGATCTTGTCGACGGGCACGTGCACGCCTTGATGGCGCAGGATGGTGCGGTCGAAGGCGCTGTTGTGGATGACGACGGTGTCGGCTGCGTCGAGCAGGGCCTGCAGGCGCTGACGCCAGTCGGCGTGTCCCTGCGTGCAGTCCCACACGGCGACAGGCTCGTCGTCTACTGCGACCGCCACGAGTAGCACCTCCGCCGCCTCGGCGTAGCGGTGCGCGCCGTGCTTAATGGGCACGGTGCTGTATGTTTCAAGGTCAAGCCAAAGTGTAGTCACGCTGATACATCCTCTATTCTGGTGAGCCGCGCGATCGTGTATCAGCAACGCAGGAGCACCCGCACCACGCGCGGCTCGCCAGAATAGAGGTGCGTTGGTCTAAAAGGGTGGATAGAGACCAACGCACCAATCTTATACAGTTAGAGCAGATCCATGCCAAGAGCCTTTTTGTAGGTCTCCAGTATGGCCTCCATCTCCGCCCGGTCATCCTTTGTCATCTTCCGCAGGCGGACGATTTGACGCATGATTTTCGCATCGAAGCCGAAGGCTTTCGCTTCACTGTAGACGTCCCGAATATCTTCGGAGACGCCCTTCTTTTCTTCTTCCAGACGCTCAACACGCTCGATTAGGAGGCGCAGTTGATCTTCGCTGGAGTTGTGGCCGATTACGCTCACAGGACGTCGTCTGCGTCAGCCTTGGCCTTAGCGAAGGCCGCGAACTCGTCTGCAGATGCTGGGCTTGAACCGCCGCCGAAGCTTTGGCCTTCGCCGGTCAGCATGATGCCGCGCAGCGAGCAGTTGATGCGACGGCCCCACTTGTTGTCCTGCGCCCAGACTTCGACAGACGCATTCACAACCGCGCCGCTGAACGCCTTGCGGGTGATTTCGGCCTTGCCGACGACAGGTTCGCCGTACTGGTCGTACACGGACGGCTGGACCGACGCGTTACGGGTGCCAAGGTAGAACGTCTTTTCAAAGCCAGCGTAAGGCTCGCCGGTCTTCTTCGAGCGATACTCGCGACGTGAGTAGGCAACCTTGCCGTCCTCAACGAGCATAGCCAGCACGCTGTCTGCCTTGTCCTTCCACGCCTCTTTCGCCTCGGCCTTGATGGCGTCTTCGATAAGCTTAGCGTTTTCGGAGTTTGGCTCGATGGGGAACTTGGCACCATATGCCGGTTCGCCCTCGCCGAATGCCTGCGGTTCGCCCAGTGCGGGGAAGGCAAGCGTGACGTTCTTGAGCAGTACTTGAGTAGCCATTTTACATTTTCCAATCTTCAGTTCGCAGTTAAATTAAGCCTTGGAAATCATCCAAGACAGGTTTTACGTCCATTGCTGGACGCTTATCGGTGGCGGGTGCCACTGATGGTTTGCCGTCGCTGCGGGTGATCAACTGCTCAGCCTTCGCCCACCGCTTCGGGTTTTCTTTCAAAAGCTTCTCGGCCTTGGTGGCGCTGATCAGCTTGAAGTCGTACATCTCCTCTTGACGCAGACGGAAGCTCTTGAAGAGCTTCTCAACGGCGTCCTCGTCTGACCACGCGCGGTTGCCCTTGCGTCCCTCAACCAGTTTGTAGCCGTCAACGGTCTGGCCCGCAAGCAGTCTTCGCTCGACTTCGGCGCGGACCGCCTTGCACCAATCCTCGACCAAACCGACCTTAGACATGGCCATCGGCAGATAGTTGTCGCCTGTCTGACTGTCGACCGTCTCCGGGATGAAGTCATCAAGCGTTGCCACGCCGCCGACGATCTCGGTGATTTCGGCGCGCAGGGTGGGGCACGTCGCCTTCGCCTTGCAGAAGCGGCATTGCTTCTCCCCTGCGTTGAACGTCGGCTCTTCCCAGCGCACCTTGTCGGCCGCGAGGCGAGCCTCGTCTCCGAACCTGAGCAGTTGGTCGACAGGGATGTTCCATTCGCTGACGTGGTTGAGGCGCGGCTGGTGGATGACCATCGTCACCCACGAGAAGTCCGAAATCAGTTCGTACTCGTACAACGCGCCGAGGGCGTACATCTGCATCTGCGCGTTATGCTCCGCGTCTACGCGCACGCCCATGCCGTACTTCAGGTCGATGACCTCGATGGCCTCCTGCTCGCGGTCAATAATCACGACGTCGCTGGTGCCAGTGGCACCGTCTTCGCTGGTGATGTGCCCAATGGACAGCCTACACTCAACGTGCAGGATCTTGCCTTCAGCACGTTCGCGTACGAACTTGACATAATCGTCAACGTACTCGGCCATGTCCTTTGTGATTAGCCACAGCACGTCTTCGCCGTGATCGTTGAATGCAATCTTCTTGCCGACATAGTCACTGGCGTGACTGGCTGGATCTTCAAGCACCATAGCCGCCAGCTCGTGCGCTGCGGTGCCCTCGCGGGCGTAGGCACTGCTTGTGTCAGGGATGTCGGCCTCAAGGGTGACGCTGCCGGGGCACGCCATCCAACGATGGGCCCCCGACGGTGATAGCTTTGCGTGCAGGTTCATAGTTGGTCTTTCAATGCGGCGAGCAGCTCTGGCCAACGCGCAGGGTCGAGCTGCGATGCACGGGCAACGCCGAACTGCGACAGGATCTCCTCGACGACTGGCTTGCCCTTCGCCTGCACCACGGCCAGCACGACTGGCGTCACGTCCGTTTCGAACGACAGCTCAGAGGCCGATGCCGCAGGGGCAGGGGTAGAAGAGGGTTCCGTCGTCGTTGGCTGGCTCTCGGAGACTTCGGCAACTGGGGCACTCTTGGGGGCCGGAATAGGGTCCACGGGTGCGGCTTCGGCTACCTCCATAACTTCTTCCAGTGTCTGGGCACCGGTGCCCCCATTGGCGATGGGCAGAACGGCCGTGCTGGCACGCAAGCTGGCACCGATGGCCAGCAGCTTGTCGGCGACTTCGGGGATGCTGTTGCCTGTTACTTCGATCTTTATCATCTATCAGTTTCCTTTTTTCAGTTCTTCAATAGTTTCGTCGCGCTGGCTGAGCATCAGTTCGAGCTCGTCGATTTTCTGTTGCAGCAGGTAGATCTTGTCGTCGAGTTCGAGCGCGTCGCGTTCGAAGTCGGCGGCGCGCGCCTTTGCTTCCTCAATGTCGGTGTCGGCCTCGAGAAGCACGTCGTCCAAACGCTCAGCCAATATGATGGCCAGCTCTGAGGTGGGGTTGTACTTCGCCTCTTCAAGGAGGTTGCTGTCCTCGCGCATTCGATAATGGTTGCGGTCTAAAAGTTCCACGGTTCTGCTCCTTGTTGCTTCGCAAGCTTGCGCGCCTCGCGCTTGCCTGACACGGTGAATGCGGCCACGTTCGAACGGCGTCCGTCCGCGATCCGGTTGATGTAAAGGGTTGGCGGGTACCGATTGGTACCCGACGTGTATTCTGCGGCTAAGATCATGCTTTCCTCGCTACGATTTTGAGTACGGTGTAGCCCTTGGTGGTCTTCTGGTTCTTGCTGAACCAGCGACCGTCAACGCCCAGCTCGCGGAGCTTGGCTTCGGCAGCCTTGGGGCAGAGCGACGAACGCTCGGCCACTTCGCTGACGGTGGCGCGGAAGAGGTCGCCCTCGTGTGCGCCGACGCCAAGATCCTTGATCTCGGTTTCGAGGAACTTCGCAATCTCCGACAGGCGGGCGATCTCGGCCTTGATGTCACCGAGCCGGTCGGCTGGGTGGATGTTGCTGATGGTGGCTAATACGGTCATATTGGGTACTCCTTGTTGCTGATGACCCCCTATGAACGATGCAAACACGTATTGCAACACCTAATTTGCATTTTTTTACTCGTAGAAGATAATTTTTCCACCCTCCAGACGCAGCGGGCCGTCCTTCTCCTTGCTGAGCGCCTGAATTGCGCGGGTTACAGACTGCCTGCGCGTGTCGCGCTTGCCGTCCTCTGGTGGCTGCAATGCGTCCACGGCGCGGTCGATAAGCTCCACTGCGCCGACAATGCTTTGCTCGCCGAACAGCGTCATGACTTCCAACACGTGATTTTCTACACGTCCGCGACGCTTCAATCCGATGCGCTCTTGCTCGACCTTGGCCTGCAATTCCACTGGCACGGCGACGCAGCTCGTGACGATGTCGCCGTCATAATCGATGCCGACCTCGACGACTTCGAGCTTGAAGCCCCAACGGAGGCCGTCCTCGCCGTCCTTCATCTTCTCGATGATAATCTCGCGGTCGCCGTTCTCGTGGCGTAGCACCTCGATCTGGACGTCGGCTGCGGCCTTCAGGCCCGACCAGCCACGCACGCCCTTGCTGAGATCCTTACCGGCGTGGGCGACGACGAGGTTCATTGCATTTGTCACGCCGTACAGGAGCTTCAGGTTCGCCAGTGCGCGGCCGATGTCCTCGGATGTGTTTTCGTTTGCGCCCGGCGTCACCTGCGCGAACGTGTCGATGATGACCAAGTCCACTGGGCCGATGTTGCTTATCTCGGCCATCACCTCGGAGATGTCGTCATTGTCCAGAAAGTTCGGCGCGGCAGGGATGACGTGCAGGTCGATGCCACGCAGGTCGAATTCATGATAGCGAGAGTAGGCCTCACCGCGCTTGCCGATGCCGCCTGCGCCCTCTGCGGCGATGATAACAACACGCCCGCGCGCCGTGCGCCGCTCGCGCCACGCGTTGCCGCGTGCGACCGAGAAGGCCAGATCCAGCGCCACGAACGTCTTGCCTGAGCCCGACGCGCCGAACAGCACGCCCAGCTCGGCCCTCGGCAGTACGCCCTTTATCAGCCACTGCATCGGCGGCGCGAGCGACAGGTCGTAGATCGGCACTGGGCCGAAGCGTCCGACGCTCTTGCTGGGCAGCTCGGCCATCAGCACCTCGGCCTTGGCAATCACGGCCTCGCGGTTGTCCGGCTCGCGGTAGCCCGCCTCCTTGGCCATCTTGATGACGGAGCGCATGGTGGTCAGGTGCTTGCCTGTGCCGCCCTTGAAGCTGTCCCACTGGTGGCGCAGGCCCTCCGTGCCGGGGTACGTGTCGCCATCGCTCGACCACTCGTCCCACAGCTCGAAGCCGGTGTCGTCGCCCTCAGTCTCGTGGTGCAGGGCGAAGCCTACGCGCAGCCACGGCTCGCGGCCCATGCTCGGGTCGAGTGCGGCCAGTAGGTCTTGCATCTTAGCTATGGTTAAGCCGAGGCGTGGCTCGCGGCCCGCCATGAAGTCGTCGGGGTTGAACGCAACCTGCGTACGTGCGCCGAAGCGCCGCTCGCACAGGGCGCGCGTCTGGTCGTCCACGTCGGCAATCTTGTCCTGATGGCCGAGCACGTCGCAGATGGGCAGGATGTTGCCGGTAAACGTGACAAAGCCGGACGAGCTGAACGTCTCAAAGCCATAGTCGTCCATCGTCGTCTGCGACTTGTGATTGCCCAAATCGCCCTTCAGCGCGGCGCGGATGCCCTTGCCGCTCGGGCTGTACTCGGCGTACGTGCGGCTGACGATGCTGCCAATCTCGGCGGGCATGTTGCCTGCGACGTCGACGCAGTTGTCAAAGTCAAGGAACGTGTAGCCGAAGTCAGGCAGCGGGGCAAAGCCGACGCCGTCATAGCCCATGCGTGCGGCAGCCTCACGCGCCGCGACGAAGGTCGACAGGCGTGCGCGGTCAACGGGACCACCCTGCTCGCCGTGGCGGCGGGTGCCGTCCACCCAGTACGGAACCTTGCGCGGTTTCGCCTCGCCGATGAAGGGCTCGAAGCGCCAGAGCAGCCAGCCCTGCACTTCGTGCAAAGGCTGCGGCACTTGCACGGCGCGTACTGATGGTGTGATGGGTTGCACGTTCTGCACGTCTACGCGTTCAATGTCAGGGCAGTGGCTACATCCTCGCGGACGAGGTTCAGCATTGGCTCTCCAAACAGGTTCTGCACCTTGGCGGCCTTATCGAAGGGCACGTATCCGCGCTTCTTCCAGTGGTACACGGCCTGATGCGTTACGCCCATCGCCTTGGCGAAGGCAATCACGCCTCCGCCCGCTTCAATGGCCCTGTCGAGGGTTTCTTCAAACATCAAAAATTTGTCCTTTACGGCCGATGCGGCCGGTCTTTGGGTTGCGGAAGTGCGCACGCTTGATGAGCGACTTGCTGGCCGCTAGGCGCGTCTCTGCGCTGCGCGCAGTCGCGTAAGACTTGTCTAATGCGCACTTCAGTTGGGTGATTTCATCCTTGAGATCGGAGATCTCGGACCAAGGCCATACTTTCATTTCGTTTCTCCTTCTTGCGCCGTCTTATGTTGTAACATCCGTTTGCGCAATAGCCTTTTGCAGTTGCTCACGGCAAAATAATTGATGACTTCGGCTGCGGGGCCTCTCCACGGTGCAGATTGTCTTGGATGCTCTCGATGATGCCGCCTATAAAGCCACTGGCGAAGCGCAGCGTGCCGATGTCCGCAGGCCCAGCGGTGCGTGCGGCGACGTCTATGCCGCTCTGCATCGTTGTCAGCAGCTCAATGACGGCGGCCTTCTCGGCCTCGACTGCGGCTGTTATCTTCTTGCTCATAGTGCTGCCTTTCGGTTTTCAAAGAATTTCATCAGTGCGCGCAGCAAATCATCAGATCCCTGCTTTGCGTTTGCGCGCATGCGCTGCTCTTCGGCGGTGGCGTGCATGGGCGCGCGGCTCTGCGCACGCTCGGCCTTCAGTGCCTCCCTCTGTGACGTCTTCTTACGCAGCTCTTTCACGCGTGTTATGTCGACGTGGAAGTAGTCGGCGATGGCCTTGTCTTCCGTTATGTACGAGCAGGCTCGCTTGATGTCCGCGTCGCTAACTCTGAATGTGTTTGTCATCCCCACCAATCCTCTTCCATCTCTTTGCGCTCTTGCTCGGTTATCTTAGGCGCGGTCGCGATCAGGTAGGCGGTGAGTGCCGCCAGCCCGATGATTATAGCGAATAGCGGTGTGTTGTCGGTCATTTGCTTCCCTTTAGTGCTGCGCGATCTGCGTGCCATTGTTTCTCAACCCCTTTAAGTCGCGCCTTGGCGATGTTGGCTTCCTTTACCGCTGCCGCGTGGTCGCGTTTCAGCTTTTCAATCTCTGCCTGCGCCTTTCCGAGGATGGCGTTGGTGTAGTCCTCTACGGCCTTCTCCGCGAGCCTATCGGCTTCGGATATAGGGATCGCGCCGTCACATGGCGTTATATGGAAGTCGCCAATGCGCCCGTAGATTTCGACAAGCGTTTGAACCAGTGCCTTGCCGTTGTCGGTCATTTGCTTTGTCCCAATGCCGCGAGGGCTTTTGCTTCGGCCAGTTCAAGGGCAGGCCACGGATATACCCGTCCGCTATCCCGCCGCACAGCTTCGGCAAAACCTTTCTCCCCGCAAACGGCATGGAGCAGGTCGGCCAGAGCCTCCCGCAGCGCATCGTGCCGCACAATCGGGTGTGTGCTGCCATCGTAATAGCCACGGTCGTAATGCGCCTCTGCTTCGGCCCGCAGCCGCTCAATCTCCGCCGCTTGAGCTTCGATGCGCGAGATGATCGTGCGGGCATCGATGGCCGGTAATACAATACGAGCATCGTCCCCCAGTTGCGTCGCAAGATGGCAGTCATAGCGTAGCCGATCCACCAGCGCCTGTGCTTTTGCTTCAATGCTATCGTCCAATGGCTGACCACCTGAGCGGCTCCCATCGGTGTGGATTTTGCCGTATTTGTCTGTCATTTCCCGAACCCCTCTTCCCAAAGTTCGATGGCGCGGACGCAGCAATCCCATATACATTCTTTCTTTGGGAAGTGTGACGCATCCAATTCAATCAGCGCGCCAGTAACGGCGGCTTGCGCACACAGCAGCTTGCGATCCACGGGCGGCTGCTCGTATCTCTGGATCATGTCGCACAGGGCGCGATAAGCACCCGAATTGTGGATATGCCCGCGCATCTGCGCCAGCGTCTTCCCCGGTGCCCAATCGCACCGCTTCGCGGCTTCGATCAGTACCCAGTTTGGTGGTGTGTCTGTCATGTTAGCCTCGTGATGAAGGCGACGCCCTCGATAGTGCGTACCCGGTATGCCCGACCCTTACGGATGCCATACTGGCTGCAGTTCCGAGCAATCCGCTTCGCATCGCCGGGCTGGTCTGCGGGCATGCTGACGCTCTCGCCCACGGCGAGGTCGCCCATCGGGTATGTCATGGGCCGCGCCATTACAGGATGCCCCGCGCTACGCAGGCCTGACGCAGCACCTCGGTGGGGCGGAAGCCCCATATGCGGTACGCCTCGCCGTACTGGCGTGCGACTGCCGTCAGGGCGGCCTCGTTGACGCGTAGTTTGACCTTTAGGGCCTCCTGCTCCTTGAGCAGCTCGGCTGCGCGCAGCAGCACGTCGTGCTGTGTGTCTTCGGTAATCATGCTTCGATCTCCGCGATTATGTATTCTTCGACTGTCGGCTGGCCGTGCCACTCTTCGAATGCGTCGGCGCACTCGCCGCGATAGTCGTTCGAGCGCTCCCAAAGATACTCGTCGCGGATCAGCTCAAGCTGAGCCTCATGCTCAAGCGAGAACTCGTCGTTCTCGTTGATGTGCGCGAGGATCTGCGGAAGCAGAGCGGCTACGCGTTCGTCTTTAGTCCAGTTAATCATGTCGTGTACTCCTTGTTGCTGATACCCTCGCACTAGAGGAGTTTGAGGGTATGTGCAACAACTATTTTTTCCGTTCGGCGTACGCGTTGTCGATGGTGGCGCGCAGCAGCTCGGGGCTGATCTGACCGCCAAGCTTATCCGTGATGTCCCGCTCGATCTCGGTGTACAGCGGATCGACTGCGGGCTGCGGCTCCAGTGCGCGCAGGCGCTCGGCAATATCGTCCATGCGCCAGCGATCCTCTTGTATGACGCCGTCGATGCGGATGCGATTGAGGTCGAGATCGTTGATGTACTTCACCGCCTTGTTCAGGCGGGTGTTGTTTACGGTGTGCTCCTTAGCCAGCGCGCCCAGCTCGTTCTTCAGCCCGGCGGTGGCGTCGGTCAGGTCTTCCCTGAGATTGGTGACGATCTTGTCCAAGCGCCGCGTGTGTTCTTCCAACTCGCGCAAGCGGTTGTAGATCTCGGGGTGCTCGAAGACGTTCACGCTCTCGACTGCTGGCTGCTTGAACACAGGCGCTATGGGCTTCGCGACAACGACCGAGTAGACGGCGTGGCTGCGGGCTGAGTTGTGCTTGCGCAAGCGTGGCGTGGTCTCGACGCGCCCACTGGCGACGAGCTTCTTAACGGCGAGCTGCACGCCCGATTTGCTGCAGCCGATGGCTGCTTTTATCTCGAACTTAGTGGCTGCGCCTTTGGTGGTCAGGTAATCAAGTACGCGTTTCTCTAATTGTGGTACGGTCATTGGTCTTCTCCTTAAAATTCTTCGCCGCAGGCGTCGCAGACGTCCGGCAGCTCGATCTCGACCGTGAAGCCTGCCTTGCGCAGGACGCCAACGGTCAGGCGCGATGTTAGGTTGAGTGATTTCTCAAGCGCCTTGCTCAGGCTCTTCTGTGTCTCCCTGTGGGCGTGGCGCTCGCGCTCCAGCTCGGCGGCGTGCCGCTCGACCTGCTCGATCAGCCGGTCGATCTTCCACTGAAGCTCCTCTGGGCCGCCTGCGGGTGTGTCCTCGGTGATGGCGGTCATGCCGCGTACTCGAGGATCGCGCCGCGTAGGCGCTCCATGTCCGCACGACGCTTCGCGATGGACTTATCCAGCTCCACGTCGTCGATGTAGTCATCCGCGCTAGGGTCGGTGCGTTGCAGCTCGTATAGTGCCAATACCTGCATCTCGTATTGCAGTAGCAGGCTGTTCAGTTCCAGTTGCTTGGGTGTCATTTTGGTTCTCCGTGATGTTTGCCGTCCTCGATGGCGTTGGAAAAGAGGATAACCAACGCCTGCGCTTCGGGCATGTGCGGGTTAAGTTTGGCGCTCTTGCGCAGCCACGCCACAGTCGCGGCGCGCTCGGCCTCCACGCCGTCGTTGTAATGCACAGCAGACGTGCTGCCAGCGGCGCGTGACTTCGCGCGCATCTTGGGCCTGTTCTTTTCCTGCCATACCGGATGGTACTTTGCGCGGTGGGCCTTAACGACGTCGGGGTTCTTGGCCTTGTACCGTTGCGCTCTAATGCACGAACATATCCGGCAGTAAATCTGGCCTCGATTGTTGGCGCGGGTGTTCTCTGGCGTGTACTCATGCCCATGTACGCAGTGTGTCTTTGTCATGCTCCCACCTTCTCTTGCTGTTGGATGTGCAGTGCCTCGTCGAGTAGCTCCTCGCGCAGTGCGTGCAGTGCTGCCAGTCGGTCGAAGTGGAGGTTACGGTCGGCGATGAGCCGGTCGCGATCACCGAGGTAGTCGCGGCCGTTGGGCGTCACCTGCTTGAGCGCGTCGATAACCTCGTTGATCAGGGCCATCGCGTTGCGGCGGGCGTCGATAAGGTCGAGGGCGTTGGTGCCGTTGTTGTTGATGATTGGTCGTATCATGTCGTGTGCTCCTTGTTGCTGATGAGGTACCCTTAAAGGATGCAATCAGGCATTGCAATAGCTATTTTTGAGCAGTTGCTGAAGCGCCCTGCGGGCCTCTTGCTGGGTGCTGGCACCGAGTAGTGCCCACAGCTCACGCAGGTGAACCTGCGTCGTGACGCTGCCGCCGTATGCCTTCGAGTGGATCTTCGTCATGTGTCTTGCTCCTTAGCTGATGGTCAGGCCGTCGCGGATGATGCCCGCGTAGACCGGTTTGAAGTAGCAGCGCTCGATGACGGTGCCGTTGGCCCAGTTCTGGGCGTCCTCGGGGAAGTGCTCGTCGGCCCAGTCCTTGGCCACAGTCGTCTGTGGCAGAAGGATGATGATGCTGCCGTGGTCCTGTACGTGGAAGTCGGTCATGTTATTCTCCCTTGAATGTCTTGATGATTGCGATGGTGATGATGGCGGGCAGGACGACCAAGAAGAAGATGGTCGTTGCGGCGTGAAAGGCTGTCATGCCAGCGCTCCTTCGATGTTGACAAAGACGTACCCAGTGCCCGCAGCGTTGCCGCCCTGAGCGAATGTGCCAGTCCAGCCGAGGCGTGCGATGAGCGCCTGCGCTGCGGCCGCGTGGTTGGCGTCGCTGTCGAGGGCGTAGTCGTAGCCGACGGTCAGGCTGCCAGCCAGTGCGGTGGCCTTGATGCGCGATCCGCGCACGTTGGTGGCCTTGAGGTACTTCGTCTCGATTGCTTGTGTGATGATGGTCATGTGATGTACTCCTGTGTTGCTGATAGGGTGGGGGCCGAAGCCCCCGGTTGGGTTAAGCTGCGGCAATCGCCTCAAGACGGGCGAGGCGAGTAGCGCGACCTTCGGCTGGTGAGCGGCGTGTAACTACGCAACCACCTTGACGAGCTGCGCGACGCTCGGCTTCTGCTTCCGTCGCACAAGCGGCTTCTGAACTATAAGGTGATACCCAACCGTTAACTGGTCCTGCGCAAAGCTCGCCGTCAGTAGCTACAAAATAATCTGGCGCGACTGGCACTGATGCGAGACGGGCGATTTCTGCTTTAGCTTCGATATTTGTCATGTTGTGTACTCCGTTTCTTCGTTACTGATGTACCCTCATACTGTGGGTTTGAAGGTAGGTCAACACCTATTTGCATTATTTTGCAAATTATTTTTATCTGCACCATTTACACCATTTGCGCATCACGTTGCGTCGTGCTGCGCGGTGCACTCTGCAACACGCATCAGTACATCAGCACTTAACTTGTAGTTCAAGTTGCTGATGCTAATGGTGCGGTGCAAGTACAGTAAGATGTGAAAGGGTGTTGCATTTGCTTTTATAAAAATATACAGCCCGAGCAGATTGGAGATTTGATATGTGGAGTAACGCAGACGAGGTCGGTGCTTTCATCGAGGGGCACAAGGCTGTGCGGTGGGCCGTCGGGGATAAGTTCTGCCTGCCTGACATCGAGCAGTACTTCGAGGTGATCGGCGTTCGGCCGTTCAAGCATCGCGGTAAGTTCAAGCTGTTCGTGGATTTGGAGGCGCGCTGTGCCATCGAGACCTGCGAGGAGTATTTCATCACGACGAAGGAAGTGCACCAGTGGATGTCCTCGCCGCACCTGACGCGGTGTTGTGAGGCGCACCGCTTTCAGTTCAGCACGAACATGCGGGACGCGTGGAAGACGGAGGCCCAGCGTCTCGCGAGGCCGGTCAAGGCGGCGAAGGTCAAGGCACCGCCGCGTGTTGGTCGCGTCGAGGGTGCCGTATTGCGTGCGGCCGAGGATCTGGCTGTTGTTGCCGACAGCGCGACGGTCGCGGATCTGGTTAAGCATGCCATAGGCAAGCTTGCGGCGGGCACTGGGCGCGATACGCGCAGGCAGATGGTCGTGAGGGCCGTCCAGTCTCTGGCGCGGTCTGGTGGGCTTCGCTTGGCGTCTGGGCGTGTTGTGTTCGGCACCCCTTGCCAAGGTTTGTTGTGATGCGTATGTTGGGGCCTTACTGGTAGTACTGCCTAATAGAGCGGAGCATGCAGACTTATGGCCAAGCGCCAATCGAAACGTACCCCCGAGGTTGAGGAGCGTATCATCGACGGCCTGTCGAACGGCATCGCGCTGCGCGTGCTTTGCAGGCAGGATGACATGCCGGGCTGGCGCGTTGTGTATGATTGGATGCGAGCAGACGAAGAGTTCGCTGCACGGGTCGCGTGCGCGCGAGATTTGGGCTTCGAGGCGCTGGCCGAAGACATCCTCGACATAGCCGACGGCACGCGCGCCATTAGCGAACACGTGCAACTCAGCAAGTTGCGCATCGACACGCGTCTTAAGCTGCTCGCATGCTGGAGCCCAAAGAAGTACGGCACGAAGCAAGACGTAAGCATCGGCAACAAGGAGGGCGAGACCCTCAAGATCGACGCAAACGCGGACAACATCGCACTGACCAAATTACTGTCGAGCGTTGTCGCACAACAGCCGGGCGCTGACGAGACTGACGCGGCGGCCTGATGCCTCCCATGCACGACATCACCGACACGTTCAGTCGCATGACGCTTGACGACCTCACGCCCATGCAGCGCGTGCACCTCGACTGGCAACTGCGCTGGCGCAGGACTGCGCGCGCCAATCAGTTCGTGCCACGCACCGACTGGACGGAGCTGGGCGTCCTCGCCGGTCGCGGCTTCGGCAAGACGCGCGTCGGCGCAGAGTGGTTGACGCGTGCCGTGTTCGAGGACGAAAGCGGTTTCGATAGCTGCGTCATCGCGCCAACGTATCAGGACGTTAAGTTTACCTGCTTCGAGGGCGAAAGCGGCATACTCAACGTACTGCCCAACGCCCTACTTGCAGATTACAATAAGTCGGATCTCGTTGTGAAGATGTACAACGCGGCTGGCAACATCTGCACGATACGCGGCTTCACGGCAGAGAAGCCTGAGAGGTTGCGGGGCCCACAGCATACACGGGCGTGGTGTGATGAGCTGGCCGCGTGGCAGTACGACGAAGACACGTGGGACATGATGATGATGGGCATGCGTCTGGGCGAGCGGCCGCAGGTGTTGTGGACCACGACGCCCAAGCCCAAGGAGCTCATCCGCAACCTGACCGCGCCGAAGGCCAACCGGCTGATCGTGCGCGGCTCGACGTACGACAACAAGGCCAACCTGCCGTCGACCTTCTTCGATAATCTGGCGCAATACGAGGGCACAACGCTTGGGCGACAGGAGCTTTACGGGGAGCTGATTGATCCTGAAGAGAGCGGCATCGTGCAGCGTAGCTGGATCAACCTCTGGCCCGCAGAAAAGCCGCTGCCGAGGCTCGACTTCATCATCATGTCGCTCGACACGGCGTACACGGAGAAGAGCCTCGACCGTAAGGGCGACCCAGACCCGACGGCGTGCGGCGTGTGGGGCCTGTTCCAGTACAAGGAGATGAGCCACATCATCCTGCTCGACTGTTGGGAAGACCATCTCGGCCTGCCCGACCTGATGAAGCGCGTGAAGAAGGAGCTCGCGGTGCGCTACGGAGACGACGAGGACACGGCGCTCATCAAGCCCATGTTCGGCAGCGGCAAGCCACTGTCATCGGGCCGCAAGCCTGACCTGCTCCTGATCGAGGACAAGGGCAGCGGCATATCGCTGCGGCAGATGCTCGACCGCGAGGGCATACAGGCATTCGCGTACAACCCCGGACGCGCAGACAAGCTCAGCCGACTGCACATGGCCTCGCCCATCTTCGCGCAGCGCCGCGTCTGGATGCCCGAGAGCGACAAGAAGCCGGGCAAGCCGCGATCATGGTGCGAGCCGGTCATCCACCAGCTTTGCAGCTTCACCGGCGAGCGCAGCATCAAGCACGACGACCACGTCGACCAGACCACGCAGGCGATCCGCGTCCTCATGGACAAGGGCCTGCTGAAGCTCACGAAGCCACCGAAGCGCACCGAGGGTGACAGACCCGCGCCAAAGGTGTACAGAAACCCGTATAGCCAATGAAGGACGATACAATGGACGAAGACGAGATGCCCGAAGGCGAGTACGTGGATCTGCCCGACGTTGACGACGACGAGGTCGAAGACACCGAGGACGGTGGCGCGATTGTGCGCTTCGGCGACGACGCCGCGCCGAAGGCCGAGAACGAATTCTACAGCAACCTTGCCGAGGACATGCCCGAGCACGAGCTGAGCAGCCTCTCGACGCAGCTTCTCGACCTGATCAGCAAGGACAAGGACGCGCGCAAGAAGCGCGACGAGCAGTACGAGGACGGCCTGCGCCGCACTGGTCTGGGCGATGACGCTCCCGGCGGCGCGCAGTTCGAGGGCGCGTCGAAAGTCGTGCATCCCGTCATGACCGAGGCCTGCGTCGACTTCGCGGCGCGCGCCATGAAGGAGATATTCCCGTCAGGCGGCCCAGCCAAGGACAGCATCAGCGGCCCAACGACGACGGACAAGGTCGACAAGGCCAAGCGCAAGACGAGCCTGCTCAACTGGCAGATGACCGTGCAGTGCCCCGAGGTACGCGCCGAGCTCGAGCAGCTCATGACGCAGCTACCGCTCGGCGGCGCGCAGTACCTGAAGCTCGGCTGGGACACGCCGCGCAACCGGCCGACGTTCCTGTTCGTGCCGATTGACGACATGCTCCTGCCTTACGCAGCGACGAACTTCTACACGGCGCAGCGCAAGACGCACGTGCAATATATTACCAGTTTGGACTACGAAAACCGCGTACGCGACGGAATGTACCGCGACGTGGATCTGGCACCCGCCAGCATGGAGCCCGAGCAGTCCGTAGCCGGACAGGCGAACGACCGCATCGAGGGCCGTGACCAGACCAGCTACAACGAGGACGGCCTGCGCATCGTGTACGAGTGCTACGTCACGATGGAAGTCGAAGAGGGCGAGGGCAACGCGCCGTACATCGTCAGCGTCGACAAGACGACGGGCAAGGTACTCGCAGTTTACCGCAACTGGGACGAGGAAGACGCGGCACGCGACGAGATGTACTGGTTCGTTGAGTTCCCGTTCATCCCGTGGCGCGGCGCTTACCCAATCGGCCTGCCGCACATGATCGGCGGCCTGTCCGGCGCGGCCACCGGCGCGCTGCGTGCGCTGCTCGACAGCGCGCACATCAGCAACAGCCAGACCATGCTCAAGCTCAAGGGCGGCACATCCGGCGGGCAGAGCCTGTCCATCCAGCCGGGCCAGACCGAGGAGATCGAGGGCGGCCTGAACGTCGACGACGTGCGCAAGCTGGCCATGCCTCTGCCGTACAACCAGCCATCGCCTGTGCTCTTCAGCCTGCTCGGCTTCCTTGTCGACGCGGCGAAGGGCGTTGTGCGTACGTCGATGGAAGACATCGCCGACGGCAACCCCAACGCGCCGGTCGGCACGACGCTTGCCAAGCTGGAGCAGGGCGCAGTCGTCTATTCGGCCATCCACAGCCGTCTGCACGACGCAATGGGGCGCATGCTGCGCATCCTCGACCGTCTCAACGGCTTCAATCTCGACGACGAGAAGCTGGAGAAAGAGGCGGGCGAAGAGCTGGCCAAGCGTGAAGACTTCGATGGCGTCCTTGACGTCGTGCCGGTCTCCGACCCGAACATCTTCAGCGAGGCGCAGCGCTACGCGCAGGTGCAGGCAGTGGCGCAACGCGCCGCAGCCATCCCCGGCATGTACAACATGCGCAAGGTCGAGGAGCGCATCCTCGATACGCTGAAGGTGCCGAACGCGAAGGAGCTGCTCAACCCAGCCGTTGAGCCTTCCGAGCAGAACGCAGTCAACGAGAACGTCGCCGCGTCGCTCGGTCGGCCGGTCACGGCCTTTCCGAACCAAGACCATCTGGCGCATTTGCAGACGCACATCGCGTACATGATGTCCCCGACGTTCGGCATGAACCCCGTGTTCGCGCCGGTGTACATCCCCGCCATGCTCAACCACATCAAGGAGCACGTCGCGCTCTGGTACGCATCGTCCGTCTTCGACGTGTCGACCGCAGCACTGGACGGCGAGGATCTCGGCGACGTGATGCGCAACATGGAGCCGAAGGACATCGAGGGACGCAAGGCGCTCGACCGCATGCTGGCCGAGGCGTCGACGTCCGCGTTGACCGAGGGCAGTCAGGTGTTCGCGCAGATACCGCAGATCATCCAGCAGGCGCAGCAGGTCATGCAGCAATTCCAGCAACAGCCAATGCAAGACCCGCGTCTGGCGTTGGAAGGCCAGAAGCTGCAGCTCGATCAGCAGAAACTGCAGGCCGAGCAACAGGCCGACGCGCAGCGCATGCAGATGGATGCGCAAACCGAGGCGCAGCGCATGCAGATGGACGCCCAGAAGATGCAGATAGACGCCCAGATGGACGCCGCAGAGCTGCAGGCCAAGGTCGCCATCGAGCAGCA